CTACAGGTCAAGTTCAATCTGGTATGCTGATGTCTGCTGAAGCAGACCTGACAGACGAAGCCTTCGAGAGATTCAGAAAAGTCAGAGTTGGTGCAGGAGAAGTTACGGATATAACAAGTGTTGTAGATTCCGAAGGAAATAAATACTATGAAGTTGATAACCTTGCTCAAGAAACCATATTAGTCGAAACCACAAACCCGGACGCCCTCACTGATGGTGTCAGATCTATAATCAAACCTTTTGTGGCCACTAGAAGATTTACTGTGGAGAGGGACGATACTGGAACATATCTACAATTTGGATTTGGTTCAGGGGAAGAAGACCCAACTGCTTTAGTCGACCCATCAAAAATTGCTTTAAAGATGCACGGCAAAAATAATATAACTCTATCTTCTTTTGACCCTAGTAAATTATTAAAAAATGATAAACTTGGTGTCTCTCCTTACAACACAGTCCTCACGATCATATACAAGTTGAATAACATTGGATCGATAAATGCAGGAGCGAATAGCGTCAGTGTTGTTTCGCGAGCAATTTATAATTTTAACAACTTAACTAGTTTGGATACCAGTCTTGTTTCCGGAGTAAAAAACTCTCTAGAATGTACAAATCCGCTTCCCATTACGTCTGTTATCGATAGCTCCGTAACCGTTCAAGAAATTAAACAAAGAGCAAAGGCATCCTTCGCAGCACAAAGTAGAGCGGTAACAAAGCAAGACTATGAGTCTTTAGTGTACAATATGCCTCCAAAATTTGGAGCAGTAAAGAGGGCGAATATAGTTAATGACCCTTCTTCAACGAATAGGCGGATTTCCTTATATGTGATATCAGAAGACGATAGCGGCAATTTAGAATCTCCGGGTCAGGTGACCAAAAACAATATTAAAAATTGGCTTGTATCTTACAAGTCGTTAAACGATGTTATCGACATTTACGATGCTATAGTGATTAATTTTAAAATTAATTTTTTAGCTATTTCTGATAAAAGATATGACAATAAAGAGGTACTATTTGCATGTGCAGAGGCCCTTAGAGTATACTTTGAAGACATTCTTTATATCGGTGAGCCACTATATTTGACTAGATTATACGAGGTCTTGAATAGAGTAGAAGGCGTCGTAGACATAAAAAATGTCTCAATTGATGAGGCCGTTGGCGGATTGTATTCAGGCGCCAGTTTAAATTTCAAAAAAATTCTATCTAAAGATGGAACATATTATAAAGTTCCTAGAAACGTGGTTCTTGAATTAAAATATCCATCTCTAGACATAAAAGGTACAGTAAAATAATGTCAATAAAAAAATACTTTGCAATCGCAGACAACACCATAACAAACGCATTTGAGGAGAATCTTTCGACAAGAGGCACGGGGTCCAACATGGGCCAGTCCGACATTCTCGAAGTGTTTTCTATATATGCTCAACAGAGCACAGGATCATCAGAATTAGCAAGATCCTTAATACAATTTGATATATCTTCTATCACATCCGATAGAACAGCGGGTACGACACCAGCATCTGGAAGTGTTAGTTTTTATTTAAAACTCTATAATGCAGAACACTCTCTGACTTTGCCAAGGAATTATCATCTTGAGGTCAATTCTATTTCTGCCAATTGGGAAGAGGGCAACGGTCTTGACATGGATAACTATACAGATCTAACTTACGATTTCACAGGCTCTAATTGGATTAAGAGAGCAAGCTCGACTTCGTGGACCACAGCAGGTGGAGATTACCACACAGATACAAGTTCTTCCTTTAAGCAGTATTTTGAAATTGGCGATGAAAATTTAGAAATAGATGTAACCACATTGGTCGAGCAATGGTTGAATAGCGGTGGTAACGTGCTGGGTAGCAAGACTAACTATGGTGTGCTCGTTAGGTTATCAGGGTCACAAGAGGCTACTAGTTCTCTGAGCCCTGCTGGTGGTGGCGCTACAAAATCGTATTATACAAAGAAGTTCTTTGGCAGAGGTACAGAATTCTTTTTCGAAAAACCATCTATTGAAGCTCGATGGGACTCCTCAAGGAGAGACAATAGAGGTACATTTTATTTTAGTAGCTCGATTGCCCCAGCTTCAGAGAATTTAAATACTCTTTTCTTATATAATTATGTTAGGGGTAGGTTGAGAGACATCGCAGGTGCGACAACCCAGCTTCCAGTTTTAAATTTGCATTACGCTTCTGGGTCAGCACCAGAAGGCTCAGCCCAATATCTTAGAGATTCTTCAAATGCAGCAGCAAATTTTTTAAGCTCATCAAGAGTCTCAGAGGGTGTTTATAAAGCGCAGTTTTCAGTGACCAGTAGTGTTGTCACTGCAACGTATCCTTACTTGGTAGATGTTTGGACGTACAGTGGTTCCCAAATACAGACAGGCTCGGCATTTACTCCAACTGATTTTGGCATGGAAAACTATGATGTATCTAATACTCATGTACTAACAATGCCAAAGCTACTAAAAAAATATTCAAATAAAGAAACGGAAAGATTTAGACTCTTTGTGAGAGATAAAGGTTGGTCTCCTAATGTTTATACTAAGGCGGTCTCTACTATCGATAGCAAGATTATTGAAAGTGCCTCATTCCAAATTATGAGAACTGTAGACCAAAAAGTTGTTATTCCATACGGAACAGGATCTGACAATTATAGTATGCTATCTTATGATGTGTCGGGAAATTATTTTGATTTTGATATGAGTTTGCTTGAATCTGGATACACTTACGCATTCAAGTATTCTTTCTATGATGATGCTGTTGGTGTATATCGAGAGCAACCATATTTATTTAAATTCAAGGTAGAAAACGATGAGTATTAGAGATCTTTTTGAAAAACCAGTTTCTATAGAAAACGTTTCAACTTCTAGTATGAAGGTTGAATCAAACGAGTATATTATAGAATCCACTAAAAGAGATAAAACATTTCAACCTTATGTGGATTTTAGCTCTGCTAGTAACTTTGCTAAATTTGGCTCTGCTTACGAGTATTATACTAAGGCATTGGAGAGGATTTATGGTGATTATCCCTATGACGGATCAGAAAAAGAAAAAACCAAATTTGAAATATCGTCTTCTTACTTAGACAAATATATTTTTGACAAGTTGTATCCCAAATCAACTGGGTATATTAATTTTTCATATGGCGGTTGGGGCTCCGGGTCTCCTGACGCTCAGGGGTATGGTAGCACCGTTGCATCTTCAGATTATGAATATATTTTCATTAGGGGCGGAATACACACAGCATCTTCTGGGATGGAAAACTCACCATTGTATAAAACTTTTGATAATTCAGTGGTTTATGATAGTGCTGCATCTCGAACTTCCACTTTCACACTAGATCCAGAAAAAGGATGGACTGTAGAGTTTTGGCTAAAGAAAGATGATTTTGATGCAACTAAGTCTTCTAGAGAAGTTATATTAGATTTATGGAACAACAACTCGACTGGTGGTTCTACATATGGTCGCTTCACTCTTTCTCTAAACGGCGGGTCGGCTCTAAACGGACTAAACAGCTTCCAAATGACATTCCGTAGCGGCTCATTAGCGTCTGGAAAGGGGATATTCGAACAAACAGTATGTAGTAGTACATTTCACACTTCGTCATTAGCGACATGGGGCCATTACGCCCTATCGGTTGTCTCCGAATCTTCAGGCCTAATAACGAGGTTCTATACTAACGGCGACCTAAACCAAAAAACGACTCACAACGTTGGTGGCGCGATGGGCTCGGTAGGCGGAAGAATAAATGGGTACATTGGATCTTTGATTGGTACAACTTCCCATCTATCTCCATCTAACCAATATGCTGGTAAACTAAGCGCTAGTTTAGATGACTTCCGTTTTTGGAAAGCAAGGAGAACCTCAGAAGAGGTTTATGATAATTGGTATGTACCTGCAAACGGCGGAACTAATACTGATGATGCTAATATTGATCTTGGTCTTTATTATAAATTTAATGAGGGCATAACTGGATATTCTAGCAAAGACTCTGTTGTATTGGATTATTCTGGCCGAATCATCAACGGGTCTTGGACTGGTTACGCTGCGGGATCGAGAAACACAGGCTCAGCGTTTGTATCTTCTAGCTTGGTCACGACTGAAAAAGAAGACCCAATAGTGTATAGTACCCACCCAACCGTTGTTAACTTGTTGTCCGAATTGCAAACCTCTGGTAGTGATTGGGATGTTATCAACCCCTCTTTGTTATATAACACAATACCACAGTGGATAAGAGACGAAGACGAAGAGACGAACAGCAATGTCAAATACCTTTATCAAATAATAGCAAGCCATTTTGACACTTTGCATTCTCAAATAACAGCCCTACCATCTTTACAGAACAGAGTGTTTCCCAGTTCAAGCTATAAGGCACTTCCTTTTGCAAAAGATATGTTAGAGAGCAAGGGGCTGGTAACACCAAATCTTTTTGTTAATTCTAATCTTATTGAGATGTTCGGGGATAGAGATGATAACCAAGTATTATTTGAAGAAAAACTGAGTGAGATAAAGAATCTGATCTATACTAACATTTACAATAACTTGGATTTTATTTATAAATCTAAAGGAACAGAGAGATCAATTAGGAATATGCTTAGATGTTTTGGTATTGACGACGAAATCGTTAAGCTTAACGTTTATACTGATGGCGGAACTCACTATTTCAATGACAAGCACAAGCAAACTTCGCAGACTACAAAGTATATAAACTTTAATAGTGGCTCTTTGATGAGCGCAACAATGTTCCTCACAGCCTCAGACAGTAATTCACTATCTTACATATCAGGCTCAGAGGCGTCCAAAAGCGAGCAATTTTCGGCCTTTACGGCAGAGATCGACGTAGTAGTGCCATATAAGCTAAAGATGCACGAAAAGGGGCATTTTGACACTTCGTTTCTATCGAGTTCCATCTTTGGTATGCATAGGCCTGCTGACGGTGGTGCTGGTACTGATTATACTTGGAGACCGCTAACCGAAGACATAGGTAATTTTCAAATTTACCTACTTCGTGATGGAATAGAATCAGAAAACGCCCAATTTGTATTAACAAACAGAGATGGATCACTTTATCTGACTTCTAGTGTTTATAATCAAATCTACAATAACCAAAGGTGGAATATAGCAGTCCGAGTAAAACCTGACAAGTATCCATTAATTGGTAATATTGTCTCCTCATCTAACCCCACATACAACGTAGAACTTTATGGTGTTACACACGACTATGATGATGTTCGAAGCGAATTCACTGTAACATCGAGTGTATCTTACGATAGCGGATCAGCGTTTCTATCTGATAGCAAGCGTTTTTACTTCGGTTCTCATGTCGAGAACTTCACGGGCTCTGTACTACAACAGACTGATATGAAGATCGGTGCGTTTAGATTTTATATGGATTATTTAGAAGATTCTATCATTAAGCAACACAATTTAGATCCCTCAAACTATGGACTTAGAAAGAGTTATCAGAGTCCTACTTTATTTTCATTAAATTTGGACAAACAAGTCCCAAGTGCGGATTTGATAGCTGCTAATCATGATTTTTCAACTGTGACCGGCTCTAATGCAAGCGGCCAGTTCATAGTTGAGGATTTATCAAGCGGATCGTCAGATGTGATATACGGCTGGATTGACAACATCAACAGGAGGGAACACAGGGTCTTAGGACATGGATTCCCAGCTTCTGTTTCTACGATGGTTGATAACGAACCTATATTCTCTTTTAAGAAAGAGTTGCCTGAAATTGCGTTTACAGCAAACAACGTTTTTATCAAAGGGGATAAAGAAGAATCAATCATCAAAGACGATGATGTTAGTGACAACCTGTACGCCCTTGAGAAGAGTATGGGCCAAGTAGTTTCAGAAGAAATGTTAAAGATGTTCTCCTCTGTTAAGGAAATGAATAATCTTGTTGGTAAGGCAATAGATAGATATAGGATAGAATACAAAAATTTGAACATCTTGAGAAGATTGTTTTTCGAAAAAAATGAGGGAGACCCAAATTTCGATCGATTTACTGAGTATTTTAAATGGATTGATGTAACTGTGTCTGAAATGGTAAACCAGTTGTTCCCAATCAGCACCAGACACTCAAAAGGTATTTCTAATATTATTGAAAGTCACATGTTGGAGCGTAACAAGTATCAAAATAAGTTCCCCCTTCTGGATATATACTCAGCGACAGAGACCAGTATTAAAAGTTATTCTGAGTTAAATTATAATTGGAAATTCGGTCATGCTCCGTTGCCTGATTCTGAAAATGATAATTGCCTTTGGAACAAAGATCGGGAAGTAAGAACGGATATAGCAGATCGCGAATCAATAAGAAAAGTTATCCTTAACCACAATAATGCTACAGCGTTGAGTGCCTCAACTGAGACAGGTGTTGTTTACGAGGCCTCGACTTACGCTATAAGGAAATTGGCCAAACCATACTCTATCGAGACAACGCTTGGTAGCAGAATACACGCTGGTATAAACCATCCCGAGAACAAAGACAGAGACTTTATCCACAATGCAGTAAGTCGCCATGGTGATAAAACAAACATTGGCATACCAAAAAATGTCGTTTTAGTTGGTGGTGGCACTGGCTCTGGTGTTATAACAAAACGAAGATGTGACGACATACACAGGCCGAACATTAAAGAAAATTTAAATGTTGATGCGTTCATAGGTAAATACGCTGGTGGTGGATCTACACCAACTCCCACAAACGCTAATGAAACTTACAATTACAGAACTGATGTTTCGAAGTTGCCATTGACAATTGTTTCTCAATCAGTACGTAGTGGTTATGGGGCTTCGGTTTTGAATGAATATCATGATGTCAGGATAACCAATCTCCACTCTGACACTACTGATTTTACAAACGAAATCCCAATGCAGGGCCCTTTTACAAATACTTGGGTTGGCGGTCACCAATCTAGACACATCGAGGTTAATAGATACGATAACACCCTGAATGATGACGATTCAGGCGGTGCTCCCCCTAATAATATCCACAATCAGTACACCAGACCAGAGGCATGGCGTCTATTGTTCGGAGAAAGAGACTCGGGTGGATTCACTAAGTATGATGGAGCCTTTGGATTCACAGGTTTCGATTATGGCGGCCCTTATCCCGACCCGGCAAGAAAAGGAGCAACTTTTTACCGTGGCGAAAGAGCCAAGCGACCTGTTAATATCGAAAACATAAAAACCACGACAGGGAGCATCAGCCACGGAAGCTTTTACCAAAATTATGAGTTAGTTTCTGCTGTCGGGAAACAAGAAAATAATCTTTATTTTAGGAAAAACCCGGTACAGTCAAATTACTTACCGACTTCTATAACAGCATCGTTGCCGACGACGACTCACCCGTTGACCCTTGTGGCGTATGCAGCAACAGCCAATGGTAATGTTTTTGGTAAACACTCGAACAATAGACAACCAGACATCCCGGCAGTCACGGGAGCCACAGCTAGCGCAGAGTTCAACGCTTATGGTACATCCGGATCGAATGAGTACTCCCTGATTAATACTTGGCTTGAGCAAGCGGGTAAAAACCATGGTATCTTGATTGAAGATGTGGGTATCTCAATAGGGGTATCAGGCTCAGCAGCATATTCAGGCGATTTTGACACTGTTGCAAAACCAACAGGAAGCTCGGTTGAATACTGGAATGAATTAAATAGACTTTTGACTGCTGTTCCTGCTATAACTTCAACTTATTCAATAGTAAACGCGGTCGATAATTATAGTCAAGGCTTTACCTGTCATTCAATTAACGGTCAGAACGTAGCCCTGAGCAGTAGCACGCTTGTAGGAGCCAGTGGTTCGGCAGCTTTTACTTTTTCATCATGGATAAATGTGTCCACCGCTTCGACTGGTCATGTCAAAAATCTGTTTTATACGGCAGCTTCTAAAGGCGGTCAAAGATCAGCAGAAATAAAAATTGATACAAATGGCCACTTATCTCTTACAAGGTATGGGGTTACTGGTGGTGGCGGATCTTCTAATTCGACAATTCAGATAAACGATTTTCAGGCTAGTTATAGCGGAAGCTGGATACACCTTGCATGTATATGTGGTGCAGACTACACTACAAGAGGCCAAACAGCATTTTATGTCAATGGGGTGTCTCAATCAGTAAATTCCGAGAGTCCCGGTGGCGGAACCGCACATGTAATTTCTGGGGCGGTATTTGTAATGAGCAACGGACATCAAGCAGATAGTCACTACTTCCCTTTTCAAGGAAAATATGATGAAGTATCGTATTGGAAAGCCCCATTGACTGCCGTTCAGGTAATACAATTATACAATTGTGGTACAAAGTTTAATTTAACAGGCGCCTCCGCTGGAACTTATCTTCCAACTGGTGATTTGACTTCTTGGTGGACCTTTGATGATACTACAATTACAGGTAGTATGCACACCGGGTTTACAATCACAGACCATGCTGCCACATTTGGGGCTAATACGTTAACCGTTAAAGACAAATATCAAGAAGCAGGGTCGGGCATCTTATTAACACCAGTAAGCGGAGTTATAAATGCAAAACCAATGGCGCTGTTTTCATTAAAAACGTCAACAAACACCGCTGCTTACAACGGGGAAACAACACACGGAATAACAGCCGGGTTCGTTACTAGTTCTGCGATTACTATTGGTGTCGACCACTTTGCTTATCTGAATTGTACAAGCTCCTTATCTGGAACTATTTCATTTACTGGTGGTATTAATGACTCTGTTGCTTCAAGGAACTTGCATTCGATCAATGACTCTCTTCTTGGCGAATCTAAAAACAGAACAATTATAACATCTCGCTTTTCAGCACCGGGTGGTATTGAAGTGCAAAGCAAGGGGTATTTAGATGCATACTCTCACGAATATTCTGTTCACAATGCACTGCCATATAGAAATCTGACAGTTAGAGGCTCTGGTTCAGGCGAGTCTGGTACGATTAGGGCTATAGATATACATGGCAACAGATCAGGCTTAAGAACACATCTACAAAGACATAGTGGTAAATTTGGAAGCGATTCAGGAGTGGGCTCCGTCACCTCGACAGAGTATGTCACTGTTCCCTCGTTTCATAAAATACCAAGAAATGTTAGCAGAAAACCAACCAGTACTTCTCAATTATTATCTCCTGTTTTTAATGAGGACCATAACAACGCCTTTTTTCAGAGTCCAATTCCGCAAAGTGATTACCAATATAGTTGGGTTACCTCATCTTTAAACTATAACTATGGAATCAGAAGTGGAAAACAACGGGTTTATGGTTACCTCCCAAGGGATGGTGAATTAGTAAACACAGACTTGGATCAAAGTGCTAATTTTTCAAGTAACACTAGTTTTATCGAGATAGGCACGGATACTCTGTGGAACGGTATTGTTGGCCAAGGAAGTTCCAATAGAACAATGGCTTGCGCTTTCTGGTTTAAAAGAACAACAGATACTGTCTCATACGACTATCAAAGAATTCTTTCCTTCTCATATAGAGATTTGCAATTATCTTTGTTCGAAAACAAATTTAGATTCGAGGCAGACTGGTCTACAACAGATGGGGTTTGGATTTCCAAGGAGACGTTTGAACTCAACAGGTGGTACCACATAGTTCTTATGTATGATGGTGGTGCAACTTCGAATGATCCGGTACTATATATTGATGGAGCCCTAGCGAATGGTTTCGATGAAACGGCAACCCCAGTCGGAAGCCTTGTGCCCTTATCTGGACAAAATTGTTACATAGGAAATAGTTATTTTAAGAACGAAGCATTTAGGGGAAATTTGGATAACTTTGCAATCTTTAGCGATGGGTTATCGCAAGCGAATGTAACCACCCTATATAACGATGGTGATAGATTCAGGGAATACGCGTATAGGACAAACATGGAATTGTATTACAGAATGGGCGCAGGAAGCTACAAGGGGCTTACGCTGGAAAGTTTTAGTGAAGACACAACAAGTAACTTTTATGACATTTCAGGTAACGGTAGAAATTCTACTGATGCTGCTAATTTATCATTTACAACTTTATTTTCGTACACTGTTTACGATGCGATAACCTTTCCCACAGCCTCAGAGATTTTTGGAGTATAAAATGGCGAATTATTATTTAGATTATGTAGGATTGAACACATTCATTTATGAACCGGTTGGTTATGACGAAGACGCTCAACTGGCACGGGAGTTTGTATCTTTCGGGTCATTTGTTCAGTTTAAACAAAACCATATTGGGTCGACGTTGGGCGGAACCACTCCAAACGATCTTAAATATGTTAAAAATTTTGATTTCCCAGCACACTTGGTCGACCCACAGACCGGAGCCCATGCAGCTAATGACGCTGGTCTCCTTCGGGCAACTGCATCGTTTTTTCCTGCTCTTATACTCCATCGCAATGGTCCTTATGGTTTTCCAACGTGGAAACAAATCAGGGTTGGCGATAATCCCCTCACTCGTAGACAAAAGAAGAGCAACATTTTCACCTTTGTTCGAGAGCCCGGAGAAGAGTTTTCTTTCAAAATGGCAGGCAAACAACACACCTTAAGAAGCAAATATGGAGCAATTGAGGCGTACCACGAAAGTCCGGTTACATCAAAATATAAACCATTTGTGGTTTCTGTTGGGAGCATTCAGGGAGACTCGCTGAGTCGTTTTAGAATAAAAGCCTCATACGGAAATGCAATAGCTGGCTTTACAAATCCAGAAATAAATAATTATTATGACTTTAATGACAAGGAAAGCGATGAGTTTAATCAAATTAAAAAAGAATACCTCAATGGTGGATTAGATAGCGATGGCAGCTTAGTTGATTCATTTGAATCATTTACCTATAGGGAGGTAGTGTTTCCACAAAAGCAATACACATATAGGCATTTCAAGAGACAAAGAACCACTTTCTCTTTCCCGTGGAGATATGAGAGAACAAACAGAAATTCTAATGGGCAAATATCCAATGGGTTTGGTACCGCCCCTGTATCCCAAAGCGTATGGCCCTTGGACGTAACGGAAAATTGGGCGACAACGATAGTAGGTGCATCTAGGCTTGCCCTCGGCAGCGCCCCGAACGAAGTTTATTTTGGTCTAACAGAGGGCTCCAATACTAATCCCGGTATCTTGTGGAATAGATATAGTAGTTTTAATAAAAACAATACCTCTTATTTGACCTTTGGCCTTATAAATACTCATTTCGCCCCTGCTCCAATATATGCCCGAAGACATACATTAATACAATCAGAGTCAGTAGTTTCTCCATGTGGTATGCCTATAGAGGGAATTAGATATGGAACAACGCTTGGTGATATAGCGATGGAACATATACCACAGGGCGAAGCAGCATGGGACACCCCATCACAATCTGGTCGTGCTCCATTTTATGACACATATAATTTGTACCACGTAGATCTCAAAAGCAAATACAAAGATTATTCTATAATTCCAGAATTTAGAATGTCCAATCACGTAAAAGCTTACCAGTCAACTGGTTCTATTGAACAAAACTTGAGTATTTTTGAGCTAACAGGAGGCCTTGCTTCTACCACAGGCTCAGCAGAGGCTAATTTCTATAAAATCTTTACAAATACTGACTTTATGGAACATTTTGAATTTGTCAAAGAAGAACATAAGGATTTTGTTAAACCAAGCAGGCTTATGTTAAAGTGCAAAGCGGTTAAAAAGTTCTTACCTTATGACGGTTTTTATCCCGTTCAGCGATCTGTCGAGGTAGCAAAGCAGTTTTTCCAATCATATTCGGGATCTTTCACGGTTACCGCTAGTAGCACCTCTTGGGGTACGGGCAACAAACCAGAATTTGCAATGCAAAATGTTCTTGCTCCGATGTTTGCTCCCGGAGTATTATACAATTCAATAAAATCCGGGGTAGCAGTTGATTACCCCATCGTAACGGGGTCCTATATGGCATCGGGAACCGAGGGGTCAAATGAAAATCTAAATGCGATTTTGTCGCACCCAACTCTAGATGCTGACCAATACATGATAAGACTCAAATACGATGCGTCGACTGACGGGATAGTCAACTGGGATAAGAGAGTTCCCTTTAAAGCGCTGATCGAGCCTGCAAGACACTTGTCAAGTTATTCAATCCCCACCCAAGAACCACATGCCAGCGGAAACGTATCAGCTTCTGTTTTCTTTTCTCCTAAGTCCGGGCCACTATACAAGCTAATGATACATAATTATTTGGCAGAAATCCCAGAGTTCTTTTTGAAAGGGAAAGAATTTTCTAGAATTGCATCTAAAAAATCAAGCGATCCAACAGTGGGGAACGCTAGAAAGGATCACACATATATGATGAGAGTGAAGATGTTTAAATCGACATTGTCTGGTACTTTTGCTCAGGGTCCACTCGCTGTTGCAACTGATATCGGGGTAGAAACTCCGCAGATTACGGATGTCAACAACTTCGAAACTTTTACAATGTATTCTAGGCCTAGCGCCTTTGGTCCTCCAAGTATTTGGAGACACGCAAACGGAGTGAATGTCAAAACAGTTCAGGATTCGAGAGAAGGTTATAATTATCCTTTTACTCCTCCTTATTATCATGGTGAGGGATGGGCTGATATCAGATTCCAGCCAAGCGAAACTAAAAAATATACTATAAATGAGATAGTAAACCAATCCACTGTTGAGTATTTTCGGTGGATTGACGAAAACTCTTTGGCTGGCTTATCGCCCAGCTATGGAAACAAAGAAACCATTGGGGACAAAGCAAATGATACATTTCTTCAACTTTCTGCCTCGCTAAACCTCTTCACGAAAGCCTCCGTCAGTACTACTGGGCAAGGCGCAAATGAGCAAACAATCGTGGTCTCTACAACGGCAAACGATGACCAACACTGGGTTATACAACCACACTTTGAATCACCAATGTTAAACTTTAATCATTTGTCTGCTTCGACTTCTATCACTTTGCCGTTAAACGGCTCCGAGTCCGTGCCAAGAGGAATGTGGCACCAATATGGAAGAATCGAGGAAGATCCATCCAAAGGAATATTTATGCAAGTCACGGATGTTCCAGACAGACATATTGAAATTATAAATGGAGGAGTTCCAGAGTCTTCTGCTAAAGACCCCACCACTTCCACAACAGGCTCGCTAATGGACCTATGCGGATTCAATAGTGCCCCAGTTAAAATGGGACAGTTGGCTGACACCAAAGAAGTAAGAGAAGCAGTGGTTGCTGTTCCTTTTATCGAAGAAGAAGGCAGAAGAAAATTTTTCAAATTAGATGAAAAGGAAGTCCGAGTCGCGATACAGCGCTCGAAAGGGAAAAGTGCTTTAGCCTTAATCAACCAAGGCTTTCCTGAAGAAATACCAGAAAGTGTCCAAAACATGGTTGATAAGATGAAGCATTATGTTTTTCCACCCCCAATGGACTTCTATAACGATTTAAGGTCAGTTGACCCGATTGCGATGTATATTTTTGAATTTAAACATAAATTTGGAAAACAAGACTTGGCAGATATGTGGCAAGGGGTTCAACCAAACATTGGAATTTCCCATGAAGAGGCAACGGCATATAGCAGTCATAGTCTGCTAGAGGAAGAGCTTCTCGGGCAAAACAGCGACATACCTGATCGTCTTCGGTGGATGATCTTTAAGGTAAAACAGAGAGCAAAGGTAAATTTTTACGACAAGAGTATTATTAAACAAGTGGGGAATGCTTCACAAGGAGCGATAGCTAATGTTGACCAAGATATAGCGGATTCGTTCGAGAGTTTATTAAAGGCCGGCAACGACTCGGGTCCACCAATTTCATTCAATTGGCCTTATGATTTCTTTTCGTTGGTTGAACTAATTAAGTTGGAAGCTAATGTCAAGTTTAGTGAGGAGTCCAAACTTCCTCAAACTGGTGGTATAATGAAAAGCGCAACACAAGCTATAATGAGAAATATCCCGAAGAAAGCCGATCAAGATACATCGACTGAAGCTCTTATGGAGACCAATAGAACATATTATAGTGCCGCTGGGTCTACCAAGATCACATACAGCGATGGTTCTACAAAATGGGTAGCAGGAGATAAAACATCATGACTTTTTTTAATAAAAAGGAAGATGTTATTAAGATAGAGTTGACTCCTCACGGTAGAAAGTTACTGTCGCAAGGAAAACTAAAACCAGAGTTTTATGCTTTTTTTGATGATGATGTGATTTATGATTCAGAACGTGGAGGCTTTACGGAAACCAACTTACAATCAAAAACTAGAATTTTGTCAGAAACTCCGTCGCTAAGACCACAAACAACTCACCGTGGGGTAGATACTGGGCTTAAGAGTTCTTTGTCGATAGACAAGAACGATTCGATGACTTATGCGATTGGAACTAACAATTTTTCTGACCAAGATGCGGTTGGTTGGGAAGCCTACATACTACAGGGTGAGGCTGATACTTTTTCTTATAATTACACAACCAACACAAACGAAAATATCAAAATTCCTCAAGTTAATAGTTTGTTGAACTTTACGATGTCAATTGGTGATGTTAGGCAAGGTGGCATGCCAACTTCAAATTACATTGATTATAGCCCGGATATGGGAGCAGACGATGCAAGCTTTATACGAGTAAAAGAGCAGGAAATGTTAATATATCTTAGTGAAAAGAACGGATTTAATACTAGTGACAATTACACAATGGATGTCTTTTTATACGAAGAGGATAAAGCTGAATATAAAAAGCTTAAATTTCTTTCTAGGGATATTGATGAAAACGAAATAAAAAATGACATACTTAGATTAAGAACCCCCGGAAGTGAAGATGGCATTTTCGAACAACCAGAAGAGAGTGTCGATGCTGACACGGTCGAGCAATACTTTGACCTCATGATTGATTCCGAGGTGTCAAGAATCAAAATATGTGAGGGTATAAGATCCTTGAGTGCAAAAGATATATTTGTTGATTTGCAAGATTACGATTGCGATGATTTGCTGGATAAAGAGGAAGCTTTAGATGTTAATATATATTCTACTGGAAACAATGACATAGAGGTATGCGAAGATGAGTGATTTTTTAGTTGGTAACGAGTTATTGCCCAATGTTTATATAAAGGGCATAGAAATCCTCGAAGGACACAATGACGACAATGCATCTCTTAGGGCCCATGTCTGCATTGTTGATACCTCTTCTTTAGGGGTTAAAAAACTGTGGTCTGATAACGACCGACTTACAACCGCAATGTCTATTCTATTTGTAGCAAGTAGTGAAGAAGAAATCGGAGATTTGATAACAGATGGAAATATAGATTTTTCTGAAAGAGCAATCCGCGAAAGGGCAAACAGTTTGCAAAGCAACATTATAGATTTTGTCTTCCCAACAATAATTAACAAAACATTTAATTCGAAGGTGGAGACATCTATCGATGATGGTTATAAGTATTTCAATTTCACTTTCGATTTCAAACACAATTTGTTAAAATCAGAATTGAAAATTTTCAGCGCTGTTTACCTAGATGAGGCAAAAGCATCCGCGACTGGTGGTTCTATAAAAATTATCCCGGAAATGTCGTATTACGGCCCCGTATCATCAGAGACCGTATTTCAGAAATCAAACATAAACAGAACGACAACGGTATTCTTAAACTCTAACGGTACCCAATATATAGGACCAGTTCATATGCACGAAGGGGGATATATGGCAGGATCTTACCACAAGAATGTGCCTCACTCTAAACTTACAACATTAGAGGTTTTTAACTATAAAATAAAAGATTATAGAGAAATGAAACCCGACAGTTACAACAGAGAAAGCCAAATTAAAAAAGACAACAATTATACTCCTTTTACTGAGTTATACGATACGGTCACATATTCCGGTAATATTTCTGCATTGTTTGGAATCAACGTCAGGGACATGTTGTTAAGGAAAACTAAATTTGGTAGAACACTAGAAGGACTAAACCCCGTTGTATTAAACTCTATTATGTCTAATTTTAAAATAAACAACCTTACGATAATAAGAGACAGGATTAAATTAGCCTATGGAACTAACAAGATCGGAAGTCCGATAGAGACTTATCGAGATTCAGTTAGCAAAGAATATATTATAACCTCTTATGACGAAAACAAACTTATAAAGCCATTAACTAGATTATCGAAAAACAAAGATTTTTATTATGATATGGTTATAGAAGAGTTGCCAATTTTAACTGCCGGAGAGGAGCCATTGTCAGGTCAATTTTATAGAAACAATTTACAAGATTATAATATTGATGGAAGCATCAAGGAGATGTTTCTAGGCGAAAATAATATAAGATTTTTTGAATTTGAAGATTTTCTCATTAACGATAACAGGGTAGGCGAATATATGTATGAGGTAGAGTTATCGTTTAAAGACCCAACAATACCATTTGTACAAAGTCTTTTTGATAACATTTTAGAAACGTTCAAGAGGGTCACGGATTATTGTGATATGTTGTCTTCTAAGAAAAATTACAACTATGACATGGACCAAACAAGAGACAACTTTTTTGATAATCAAGATTTCGAATATCAAGAAAATTACTCATCTGCCCCATGGGTTCAGGGACCCTTGGTGCTGGCTAAAATGTATTCTTACATGTACAACATGGGACAGGCTGACTTGTCGACTATTCTACAAAGCAATACTTCAAAATTAAACCCTAGGTTTGCAACAACTAAAAGTGCTAGCTCTTTTTTGGAAGAGATGGATAGAATGATTCACAAAATGATAAATTATTTTTCTTTTTCACCAAGCCAAATAAAAGAAAACAGTCTTAAGGTTTTTCCTAAGAACACTCCAAGATCAACTTTGGTTAAAATCAGCCACAGATTCGAAAAAATATTCTTGCCTTTTGAAAATAGGAAGCGCTACAACTTTATAGAACCAAATTACACCTCGGGTGTGCCGAAGATACAACCCGAGGAATTTTTAAATAGACTGTCCCAAGAAAGAAGCAAGCTGTTTACAGACGGCCCTGCAATCTATAGTTCCCAAGAGCCTGTTGATCCTGACACATTATCTGGTCTTGTACAAACTACTGGTTTTTCTTACGGCTATATAAGCCCAATGTCCGTTCGGGATAAAGGAGTCCGGTTTGACCTAAAAGAACCAGAATCTATTGATGTAAACAAATTTAATAAATTATTTGATAATGTTCAGAGGATTCCACCAGAGAGGCCGACAAGAAGAAAAAAAACAAGAAAGTCAAGGACAAGAAAAAGAAAATTTTCAAATTTAAATTTGTCTCCTAAGTTTTCTATACTTAGCCCTATCCCTATGAACTTCGAGGACACCGCAGAAGAAGAAATAACTATTAATTCGGAAGAATATCTAGGTAATGATTCTTCTTTCGTCGTGTATGACAAGGACCTTGTTTTTAAATTGGAGCCTATTCCGGAGCAAAGTATGTCTGCGATAAGTAGCCAACTTTCGATAGCCCCACCAAGCAGGGTGGTGTCAAAAAATACTTTTGATATTGATAACAAACAAAATATTTTAAATAAGATTAAGAACAATTCAACCCCTGAAGCATTTTCGTCAAGAGTTGCAAACTTGCCAAACCATATGAAGGCCCTGTTTTTATCAAAAGGTAAATCATCAAAAATTAACCTGTTCAAGCGGAAAGATAGATTAGTAGCTAAAGACACTGAATTGCTTAGCAAGGTTTCGTATTTTACTATCGTTAAGGTCGAGGTTCTGGTAGGTTATGAAGCTATAAAAGAAACGGGAGAAATGCTATTAAACAAGCCCATTTGGGATATGTTGGACCCAGATAGTTTACTCGATATGACAGGCTATTATTTCTGTAAGATGGTTTATCACGTAGACAAAGAACTCGGAATTGGAACAGACGACAGGACCAATCTAGCATTTACAAATAAATACTTTTTTATTTCCAGAGGTGATTTATACGATCCCTCTTTGGCAGATGGCCAAAGTGATGATCTTGATTCTGACTTAGTTATCAGTGAATATTCTAACAGTATTGATTTCAACATGTCACAGGCGACTAGTAATATAGTAACCCAAATCAACAACTTTGTTTCAGGCCGGCCACAGGCTACAACAATTTCCACAGCTATACCCACTTCAACAACCACAACAACCACAGCAACTCCCACTTTAACTAGTGGCACGACGACAGCTACAACAGGAGGTTCGTACTAATGTCTACCAAACTAAGAATAGCAGATATGGGAATAGATGAGTTGATGTTAAATGGCGGAGGCGATGCAATTCGTGAACTTAGCTTTCAAGAAGAAAAATATGACTTTGAAGAAAACACAGTTGTACAAAGAATCGTAGCAACAACAGTAAAAGGTTTCGACATAACAAGTATTATGGCTTTCGGGCCTACATATTATAACCATAATGCTACGTTTGACATGCCTACTGATATTTCTTTCTTGAGTGGTATGGAGCTTCATAAGCAAACTAATTTTTTTAAAATTAATAATGACTACCTCTACAGTTCTATTGAATACGATACGTTCATTGCAGATAAAGACCACAGGATGATACCAACGGTTTATTTATCTACTGTTAGCTCGCAGAACATGAAAGAAGTTGATAATTTTACCCCATTCTCAACTAGCATCAATTCTAAAAAGATAAAGAACTTCAATACAGACCTTGAGTCTCACTACGTCGGCTCTGACGGGGCTATTGTGCAAAAGCGCTCTAGAGTCTTCTTCGGTTCGGAATATAGCTTTGGGATCGGTAACTCATCATTATCTGAGTTTCCTTACCACAACAAAATTATTTTTTCTGCTGTAAAAGAACAAACAATTTTGAGCATACTGAAGGACCCAAGAATCGACCTTTACGACAAAATAGTAAATGATTACATAGAATATCCCAAATCAGGAACTACATTTGAAATAGGAGGAGTTGAAAGAGAGGCCCACTCGGTCGACCTATTTAATCTTATAGGCCAAGGTAACTCCTCTTTCTCGAACGACCAAATGCTTGTTATGCCACCCTACGAAGAAAAATCTACAATGGAAGAAGAATCAGCAAGATGGGCCGCAAACCTTAATATAAAATCAGCGGCGCTACTCGCTACCAGAAACCTTGGAGAAATATATGATGAAGAGCTAGCGGAATACGAGTGGTTATTTTTTAAAATTGAAAAATACGCAGGTGATAATACAAATGTATCTCCTGTTCAAACTTATATAGTGGCGGATACCACTGGTGATGTTATTTTAGCAGATACCCAAATCAAGCCTATGGAGCAATATACTTATATTGTTATGGGCTACGCCTTAGTAAAAGGCTCGGAATATTCTTATAGATTAGCGGATAAAAGAGAATCAGAGGAAGAAGTGAGATTTGAAATTGATGTTGTAATCAAGCCATCTATGAAAATTCTAGAGCTTCCACTTTTTCGAAAGTCAGTGTTTGTTACTAAGAAACCCCCAATACCTCCGTATGTAAAATTTATTAATAAATCAAATTCGAAAAGTAAAATAAAAATATTATTGGATCTACAAAGAGGTGAGCAAGCTTCTAAATTCGTATCAGTGCACGAGAAAGATAGTCAAATAATGAATTTCATTCCGGGTATTAACGAAGATGAAGACATAGAGTTTGAATATTCTGAACATCCCGGAAAATTTGAAATATTCAAATCATTTAGTAAAATTACAAATTATAATAGGCATGACACTTCTTTCATAGCTGAGAATGCGGTAGGCATGCCGTATGTTGTAATAGACGAAAAGATAAGAGCAAACAGAAAATATTATTATTTTTTTAGAACTATAAACGATTTTGGTTTACCCTCAAATCCGTCTCCTATATACGAAGTTGAGTTATTAAAGGATTCAGATGATTCTAAAATAATTGTTAATATAATTAAAGTTAATAACGAAATAGATTTACGGTTCCAGCCTGATGTAAAGTTCGGGCAATTTCTTCATGTCCTTCCCGCGTTCGCCCAGTCGCAAATAGTATACCCTCCCGAGTACAGCGGTGAAACATATAAAAAATTACTACCAAAATTTGGTTTAGGATATGCAGCGGAACCAGTTTGGGGTAGAAAATTTAAATTTAGGATTACTTCCACGAATACTGGTCGTAAAATAGATTTTAATATAATTTTTGACATTGTAAAAAGAGAATCAGAAGAAAATTTGAAATAGTGTTCTAATTATAGAAGAAAACCTTTTTAGGAGAAAAAAATGGCATTTTTAGACAATAGTGGGGATATAATCCTCGATGCAGTATTAACAGACCACGGAAGGATGGTTTTGGCAAAGGGAGATGGGTCTTTCCAAATAACCAAGTTTGCTCTTGGGGATGAAGAAATCGACTATTCTCTATATAATTCTTCCCACGCTAGCGGCTCGGCTTACTATGATTTGGAAATTTTACAAGTTCCGGTTCTTGAGGCATTCACAAATAATGCTTCATCAATGAAGTCAAAACTTGTTACGATGGGTAACAACAACCTGTTATACATGCCAGTTCTCAAGCTAAACACAAATTTAACAAACACGAAACAACACGGTTCAGGATCTCATATGGTTGCGGTTGATCGAGAAACAGAAGGAACAGATGCTGCCCAAACTGGTGCGGCTGTTGGCTATATCGGGACTGACGCAGTCCAAGGGATAATGTTTGGCCAAAGTCTAGAAGGCACAAATTATATAAGGATAGATCAAGGCCTTGATACTACTGAGGTCTCTCCTAAACAAAGAAGTTCGATTCGGGACATGATTGAGGCATCGTATATTATGCAAATTGATAATCGTCTTGGACGAATCGTAACGTCTGGCGGCGACAGGGTTTCTGAAGATTATATTGATGATGACAATATCGCTTATTATACGGTAGACGCATCAGACGGGATTGTATTAGATAACACCGATGACTCTAATTCTACAACCCAAACTATTTCTGGTCCTCGTGGATCGATGCTTGAATTTAAAATTGAAGCATCACTTCAATTGCAAACGAGTACCTATTTATTTAACCAGCTTGGTGGAACAACCACCATGGTTCGAAAAGACGGCACAGCGGGAACTCAAAGTGTAAGATACATTGATTCCACTGTCAGAGTTACGGGCATGTCAACAGGTTATTCAATTGATGTACCTATCAGGTTTATTAAAACAGTTACTAGCTAACAAAAGAGAGACAAAATATGGCTAATTTTTATAAAAATTTAAATTCTAGTGGAGATATCGTCAATACTAGAACATTGCTTCACGAAGCAATCCCTTTAACGGGTACAATCGTGAGTGGAACTTACAACGCAGGAACCACCGAACATAATATCAAAGACTATAGTCACGGTATGTTTCAGTCTGTATATGACTATCCATACTTAAGTTCTTCTGCTAATCACATATTCGATATAACGATTGGCGTCGGGGCGAACTCAGCGTTATATGGTTCAGTTACCAGTCAAAAATCAAAGAAGAAGAATATCTACAATCAAATGGCTCAAGTCCTTATGGGATACGATGCTACTGGCTCTATTCTTCGTTTTGACGCCGACGGTGATCTTCTTGCCGGTGGCACAAAAATTGATGATGGGTTCTTCATGAACTTTTCTAGACTTTTGGTTAAAGACGAGATTAAGAAAGGTTCGTTTGAGATGGAACTCGGAGTTATTTCAGCGTTTGCAGAAGCGGGAACACTCCATGCGGAGAGAGTAAAAATAACAGACTCTAGCGGGTCAGACGGCTATTTGGTAAATTCACCAGTTGGCGAGTACGGAATTCTCTATGCTACTGCCTCTGTTTTGAATACTGACACGCTAGCAGCAAATCAATCATATGCTGTTGGATTATTATTCTATCAAGCTGGTATAGCATTTATTTCTGGATCTGTTTTCACAGATGCTGCTGACGGTGGTATTCTCAACAATGCTACAGCCACCAGCGCCCTTGGCAAAACGTCAGGAGTAACTGGACTTAATTTTGTTACTGGTTCTGAAATTTCTGCTTCGGCAAATGCAATTAGAAGTAGAATTTATAATGTACAATTCAACAATACAGTAGAATTAAATTCGACAGTTTATTTCTGTCGTGTAAATCACAATGAGTATAATTATTCTTCTAATCCGACTTATCTTTCTGGATCTAAGCTTCGAGTCAAAACCAAAACAACAGACTTGCCTGTTTCATATATTACAACTGTTGGTCTTTATAATGACAACAACGAATTGATGGCAGTTTCTAAGTTGAGTGAACCGCTCAAGAAGACCCCAGATAATGAATTTACGATTAGGGTTAGATTGGATTACTAAAAATGTCTTTCTTCAAATTTCATGAAGACGATTTGTTTAACAATACGGTTGAAGCATATCCTGAGTATAAATTTTATATACAAAGTTCCTCAGTCTATATTGATGATACGCCAACACTTTCTGGTGCGTACTCTGATAATATAATTGGTGTACCAAAGGGATTTGTGTCGCTGTATGAGTATAACATAGACAGGAGCACAACAGGTAAGATTTATCCGTTTGTTTTTAAAGACGGGGTCCGGAATACCTTCAAGAAAGAAACGAGAATAAATTATCAAGCTCGCAATTTACATGGCAACACGATAACTTCCTCATATAACATGTCAGCTAGTATAACAAGAATATATTATCCAACAACTGTTGCGGAGGCAAGTAGGACATACTTAAAGCCCCTGAAAAACACGTTTAACCACTACGCTTATCTGAGCCCATTTTACCAATACTCTTCATCCTTTGGGGACAAGGCCACACAAGCAGCCAATTTAATTGCTATTCCATCTATTTTGTTTGGATCTTCAATAAAGAAAGGGTCGGTCAGATTAAGATATTATATGACTGGTACTTTAATTGGCGAATTGCAAGATGAAAATCAAAATGGCGAGTTAATCCAGATAGGACCTGTAGGCTCAACAGGTTCCGGCTCTGTAGCAGGAGTGGTTTTATATAACGAAGGGTTTGTGGCACTGACCGGGTCATGGTCACTAAATACTGAAACACTGGTTTATGACGCATCTGACACTTCTAAGTGGATTTATTTTGGTTACGGTGCAAATGATGGTAACACGACCCCAAGCCTAACATCCCTATCATCAAGTTTTTTAATGGAATATTCTGGTACCACCCACATACAGACAATGACGATGTTAGCCCATGCGAAATACGGTGAATTAAATTACTCCAATAATCCGACTTATATAACCTCGTCTGACGCCTTCCAAATAGCGACTGGGTCTTTCTTATATATGGAGACTCCTCCGAAGATTAAAAATATTGTAAACACACAGTTTGCTGATGAAGTCCCGAAGTTTAAAAAGACAGTGTATATCAGTAAAATTGGAATTTATGATAAAGACAAGAATTTGATTGGGATCGCCAAGATGGCAACCCCAGTAAGAAAACAAGAAGATCATGATTATACTTTTAAAATAAAACTTGACATTTAATATATTATATGTTATAATATTATATTATGAAACAAGTTATTTTAGGTTTAGATGTTAGCACAAGTAGGGTTGGTATAACTATTTTAGATTCTAACACAAGTTTGATTGATTGTCAAGTAATTAAGCTAAACTCTAAAGATAAATTAGAAGATAGATGTTATCAGATAGAAAGATACTTGCAAGTTAATTATAATAAATATCATATAGAAGAAATATTTATTGAGGCCCCATTTATTATGTTCTCTGGTGGAAAGACAACTGCTATGACAATGGCGAAATTGCAGAGATTCAATGGTATGGTATGTTGGATGGTTCGCAACTTGTATGGCATTTGTGCTGTTTCAATCGCTGCGAATAAAGCTAGAGGCCTTGTAGGCCTCAAGATAAAACGTGGAGAAAAAACAAAACTTAAGGCTATTGAGTGGGTTCAAAAAGAGTATCCAAAAGATTTTATTGTTGAGTACACAAGATATGGAAACCCCAAGCCGGGAACTGATGATAAAGCAGATTCAATCATAATTGCAAGAGCGGGACTACTTATTGAAAAATAGGAGTTGTTTTGAAAGCGATTTATTTTTTATGTTTTTGCTTGAACATATTGTTGTTTATGGTAGGTGTATCAATTGAATTGGGGTATGGTGCATTAGCGTTATCTTCGATTTCAGCAGGTCTTTGCTTGGCAGCTTATTTACAAAAATAATTTGACAAAGAAATTAGAATGTATTATATTAAAGAATGTCCATTGAAAATAGGTGATCTTGTGTTAGATGTTAACCCCCATAAGGCCCCTGAAGTATTATATGGACATGGGGTTGTTGTTATAACATTAAATGAAAATTATGTTATGGTACACTGGACTCGATATGATATAGTGGAAGCGGTTGATATAGGAAATCTGGAAGTGTTAAACAGTCAATAAAACGGGAGGGCAGTATGCCGAAAAAAGGATTAGATAAAAAAGGTGACGTTGGTCTCATGGACAAACAAAAAAGCAAAGTTGAGCCACCAAAAAAATATAAAGTTGTTCTTTATAATGATGATTACACCCCAATGGAGTTTGTAACAGCGCTATTAATTGAGATCTTTCATAAAGACGCTGCAACTGCGAAAGCAATAACTGCTCATGTTCACAACAAACAACGCGGAATAGCTGGAATATATTCTAGGGAAATAGCAGAGACCAAGACCCACCAAGTTGTTTCTCTTGCTAAAGCACATGAACACCCCCTACTTGCTGCATTTGAGCCGGAGTGACTATTTAGTATAGCTTGAGGACTATACATGAAAGTTAAAATAAAAAGAAAGGCCGATGAGGGGTTAGACGAGATGTATTCGACTGCCGGTTCTTTTGGTCACTCACACGCAAACATAAGCCCAGAAGACGAACACTGTGGCCACGTAGAAAGATCAAAACACCAAGGCTTACGAAATGTCACAGAGCAGCAAGGTATTTTAGGTAAGTATGTCTGGCCATCAGCCAACCCCATGTACGCAAATGATTTGGATATATTTGGCGAACCAGACACTGAGATAGAAAGAAAGCTTTACCTACAACTCCACAAACACTTTAATACAACAAGTCACTGGGTTAAAGAAAATGAGCCCCCGCTTGACGAGGAGAGTATTAAAGCTTTGAAATCTATATTATCATCTGGTGCATATGCCGATGATTTTAAGAAATGTGGTAACCCGGAAGCCACAATGTTGCGCGGTATGTATGTTCCTTTGGAGTGGGTAAAGAAGAATGCATCCGGGGCCCTTGAGGCAATGTCACCAGACACGGAAATTCTTAATTATAACAAGCCCTTTCCAGTTAACTTTACATACAAATCACAAGGTAAATATGGTGGAGTTAGTTCTTGGACACCAACAGAGAGAATCGCAAAGACATTTGCATCGACAGAGAATCCGGGTGGAGAGATATCTTGTATTGTATACGCCAAATGCAACAGTGGGTTGTTTATGAACACCCAGCCGTTTGCTAAGTATAAGGGTGGAGAATACAAAAAAGATAATGGAATCAAGAAACTGAACCCAGCCAGCGTTGAGTCAGAGTTTCTGCTTTTCGGAGAATGTCAGGTTGAAGCAATTCAACTCCGAGGCCCGAGAATATCTCAAGATACAGAAATAACACTAGAAGATCTTGACAGGATCATCGGAGAGGAAATGCAACAAGCACTTTCTGAAAAGTGTTGGCCCGGATACGAAAGAAACCCGAAAGTCGCCAAAGGTGAAAGGGGTTCCTGTAGGAAGCAGACAAACGAACAAGAGTCTGAAGCATCCTTAGAAGAGAAGACTGATTATTCTAAAGAGAAGGACTCCGGTCTACACGGTTGGTTCTCTCGCCAAGGCGGTAAAGGAAAATCACAAGGGTGGGTTGATTGTAACACTTGCCGAAAGGACAAAAAGACAGGTAAAAAAACTTGTAAGTCCTGTGGTAGAGAAGATGGTGAAAAAAGATCTAAGTATCCGTCATGCAGGCCTACGCCGGGAGCATGCGGAACAAAAGGTAAAGGTAAAAAATGGGGGAAGAAAAAATGAATCTTACAAGCGAAGAAGTAGCAAGAATTATAGAGCAAGAGATAAGCGCGGTCCTTTCCGAGAAGGATGATCGCTGTACTCGTATTGCTAAACGTAAATATGATGTGTGGCCTTCTGCCTACGCCTCTGGCGCCGTTGTTAGGTGCCGCAAGGGCGAAATCTGGAAAGATGTAAAGGAAGAGGTGACCGATGATGAGGAGGGCGAACTCGAAGATATTGAGGACGAGTTGAAGAATGCCTCGAAAATGCATAAAGGCCAAGCCGATAGGATTGACAAGGTCCTAAAAGAAGACGAGCTTGATGAAGAAGAAAAGAAGGCTTGTAAACCTTCTAAGGGCAAACGTTTCGCAAAAAGGGTTGACGGTAAGTGTCGCTCATTCGGACAAAAAGGGCAAGCCAAAGGCGGGGGAGATAGAATCAGACCCGGCACAAAGAAGGGTGATGCCTACTGTGCGAGATCCGCAAAAATTAAAAAATGTAAAAACCCACCTTGTGCCAATACCCTGTCCAGAAAGAAATGGAAGTGCCGTGGTTCTAAATCAGTAGCTGAGGAATAAAACATGATAAGAGTTAAAATCATAAAAGCAATAAAAAAGATATTATGCCCGGAAGCAACCCAAGATCTTGAGTTGAATACTAAAAACAGAGACGCAGCAATCAAAGCCGAGCACATACAGTACGGTCCTCTTAACGTTGACCAGCCCGGCAGCTACTGGAAAGAGATCGCGGATTATTGGAATACTGAAGAAGAAGCAGCAAAAAAGTCTCTTTGTGGCAACTGTGTCGCTTTCGACATCAGCCCAAGAATGGACAAGTGTATGCCCGGCCCTGTATCAGATGACGACGGTAGGCTGGGGTATTGTTGGATGCACCATTTCAAGTGCCATAGTGCTCGTGCTTGTAGAACGTGGGCGAAAGGCGGCCCAATCGCAAAAGACGAGATATCGCATGAGTGGCAAGAGAAGAACAAAGGAAACTAAAAATGCTAACGGCAATGGGCGATGTGATGAGAACAGCGTATGAGAAGGGCTGGATAACCACGAGAGATGGCAACATCTCTCTTTGTCGTCATGGGAAAGACACCATGTACATTACACCATCAGGTTGGCGCAAAACGATTATACACCCAGAACACATGTTAAAGGTGGCGTTCGACAACACTGACCACTATGTTCTTGGAGAAAACAACTCTAAACCTTCCGGTGAATTGGAGATGCATTTGATGCTACAGAGAAGTTACAAAGCTACAAGGGCGGTTGTACATCTTCACCCAACAAATATCATTGCAGCAATGTATGCCGGCTGGGATCTTCAAATACTAGCAGCAGAGTTTCCTGAAGTCAGCAGGTATACGAGGGTGGGTCCCTCAGTTCCTGTTTTGCCTGTAACGAGTTCCGAATTGGCTTTTGCAACGTATGGTGCCATGACTAAGGACCGCAAAATTATCTATGATATTGTTGGACAAGCCGCTCACGGTGTGTGCTCAGTGGGAAAAAACCCATGGGATGCTTTTGAGCATATCGAGAGATTGGAGCATATTTGCGAGATCGCTCTTAGAAGCGGTGTTACCCCAAAGAGCAAATAAGTTATTTGACAAGTTTAACAAACGTGTTATATTCCAAGAGTACATCGGAGGTACCATGAATATTTTTGTTTTACATACAGATCCAAGTATTGCAGCCCAAATGCAATGTGATAAGCACGTTGTCAAAATGATCCTTGAGACAGCACAAATGCTTTGCACCATTGCACATGCTAATGACTTCACCGCCCCATACAAAGCCACACACAAAAAACATCCTTGTACGCTGTGGGCTGCTAAGTCCAAGCAAAATTGGGATTGGCTTGTTAAACATGGTATGGCACTATGCCACGAATACACTAAACGCTATGGCAAGATTCATAAATCACAGCAACATATTGAGTGGTGCGGCTCTCTTACCATCAACCTTCCAAGCACAGGTCTGTTGCCCTTCGCGCAAGCAATGCCAGTAGAGTACAAAAATCCTTGTGCTGTGACTGCGTATCGTGCCTATTATCATGGCGAGAAGGCTCGCTTTGCAAAGTGGAAAACACAGCCACCAAATTGGTGGAGGCCCCAGTGAAAATTGGTGATCTGGTTAAAGGTAAATATTCAGGAAGAATAGGGATTATAGTCTCAGATCCCATTAGGTTTATTAGAGAGAGCAAAATTATAAAATCGTTTGTAGCTGTACTATGGTCAGACGGTGATTATTCACAAAGCTACGAATCAGAATACTTGGAGGTAATAAATGAAAATCGGTGATAGTGTTATAAGAAAGTGGAAACCTGCGTTAGGCGAAGGAAAGATAGTACATCTATTAGGTGAAACGATCGTTGTCAAATGGTTTTGTGATGATATGCCAAGACTAGAATTCGAAGAAAAGAAATACTTGAAGGTGATAAATGAAAGTCGGTGATAGAGTTAGAATGTCCCCTATGTGGAAATACGATGAAGCATTTGGAACCATAAAGCAAATAAAAAAAACCGGGCATGTTGTGGTGGTGTGGGATGATATCAACGGACAATGGTATTACACAACCACACAAGCAGAAAGACTGGAGGTGATAGATGGAAGAAAAGATTAAAATAATGTCTGAAATCTTAGGAAGCCCAAGGCAAAGTAATTCCGAATTTTTATATCATTGCCCGTATTGTAATCATCATAAGAAGAAGATGTCCCTGAATTATAAGAAGGGCTTTTTCAAATGTTGGATTTGTGATCGCACTGGTAAAAGTATTTATCGTATCGTCCGCAAGTTCGGAACCTACCAACAAAGACAGAAGTGGCTTGAGCTTGAAGGCAGACTCGACCTATCAGAGTTTGACCAAATCTTCAATGAAATCAACAACATAGAAGAAGAGCAGGTGATCTCCTTACCAGAGGAATTCATTTCGCTCTGCAACAAGCATCTGCCTCGGTCTTCGAAGAAAGCTCTCGATTACCTCAAAAGCAGAGATATCGGTAAGAAAGAGATTCTGCGATGGAAGATTGGCTACTGTCCCGAGGGTCGTTACGGGGGTCGCACTATCATACCTTCCTTCAATAACAAAGGGGACATAAATTATTTTATCGCCAGATCTTACGTCGGCCACAAATGGAGGTACCTCAACCCTCCGGCAGAAAGGGACATAATTTTCAACGAATTATATGTAGACTGGGATGAACCGATAGTCTTAGTAGAAGGGGTTTTTGATGCTATTTCGGCCGGGGAAAACGCCATCCCTGTGTTGGGCTCTACTCTCCGAGACAAAGCAAAGCTATTCCAAGCAATCGCTCTCAACGACACCCCGGTTTATCTAGCTTTTGATCAAGATGTTGAAAAAAAGACTGGACAAATCATTAAAAATATGCTATACTATGATATTGAGTTATACAAGATTGATACGAGTGGCTTTGAGGACATTGCCGAAATGCCGCCACGGATTTTTGCATCTCGAAAGCAAATGGCACAAGCGATTGACCATGATGATTATTTTTTGATGGATGAGCTTAGGAGGATAATGTGAGAGAATTAGATTTACATGGAGCGAATTATGAAGAAGTTGTCATCAAATGTCACCGGTTTATAAACGAGAACTGGGGCAAACGGATGACAATTGTAACAGGCAAGTCAGATGAGATGAAAAGACTTGTAGCGAAAATCATAGACACGTATAGGCTTGAATACCATATTGGTGGAGCATCAGGTACTGACGGTCGCATAACAATCCGATAGGAGGATAAATGTTTAAAATTGCACATATGGCGGATATTCATATCCGGAACTTAAAATATCATGATGAATACAGGGCGGTCTTTGACAAAATGTATGAATCTCTACTCGAACAGCAAGTAGATTATATTACGGTCTGTGGCGATATCGCCCATACGAAGACCCAACTTAGCCCAGAGTATTTTCAACTCTGCACTGAATATTTGCTTGGTCTTGCTAATATAGCACCAACAATTGTTATTGCCGGCAACCATGATGGTAACCTTAAGAATGCAGACCGCCAAGATGCAATAACACCTATTGTTAACGCACTTAAGCATCCGAACCTTCATTACTTAAAAGATTCTGGTGAGTTTAAACCAGCCGCTGGTATTATTTTCAACGTACTTTCGATTTTTGATCGAGATAATTGGGTCAAACCCTCAAGCTCAGATGATATCAACATCGCTTTATATCACGGTGCGATGGTTGGTAGTATGACTGGTGCGAATTGGGCGATGGACCACGGCGACGATGACATAAGTATATTCCAAGATTTTGACTTTGCTATGCTTGGTGATATCCATCGGGAGCAAAAATTAGATCCTGAAGGGAGGGTTCGTTACTCTGGGAGTTTAGTGCAACAAAAGTTCAGCGAAAGTCCACTGAAAGGTTATTTGTTGTGGAACATAACCTCAAAAGACGACTTTGAGGTTAAAAAGGTACACCTATCTAACCCAAGGCCTTTTATTACAATACGCCTAAATAAAGATGGGACTATTCCAAAAGAGGTACACGTTCCAAGAAATTGCCGCCTTCGTCTCGTCTCGTCTACCAACTTGCCGTCGGATAAACTCCGTAAAGCAAGAGCAATAGCAGAAGCAAATTGGAGACCTTTTTCTATTACTACATTAAATGGAAAAGAATCTTTTTCCTCAAACGATGGTACATATGCCAATGTAGTTCTTAAGGAAAACTTAAGAGATATTAGAGTTCAAGAAACATATATAAAAGACTATTTATCAGGGATGGAACTGGACAATTCGGTAATTGACAAAGTTCTAGATCACAATAAAAAGTACGATATTATAGCACAGAAAAACGAGGAGGTATCAAGAAATGTTGTTTGGAAAATCAAAGAAGTCGAGTGGGATAACTTGTTTAATTACGGAGAAAAAAATAAAATCAATTTTGAGAGACTCAACGGGCTTGTTGGTGTCTTCGGCCGTAATTATTCCGGTAAGTCTAGTATTGTTGACAGCCTTTTATTCACGTTGTTTAATTCAACCTCGAAAGGCGAGCGAAAGAACGTACACATAATTAACCAAAACAAACAGAAAGCCAATGGCAAAATTCAAATTCAAATTGGGGAAAACACATACCAGATATGTCGTAATATAGAAAAATACACAAAACGACTAAAGGGTAAAGAAACGCAAGAGGCCAAGGTTGATTTGGACTTTTCTCTAATTTCCAGCAACGAGAGTTTGAACGGAACTACCCGAAATGAAACAGATGCCAATATCCGTAAGAGGTTTGGTACCATTGAAGATTTCCTCCTAACGTCAATGTCATCTCAACTTGACTCTCTCTCTTTTGTTAAAGAGGGCTCAACAAAGCGAAAAGAGATTCTTGCTAAGTTTCTTGATCTTGAGATTTTTGACAAAAAGTTTAAGATGGCCAAGAAAGATGCCGCAGAGATGCGTGGTGTCATGAAGAGAATGCAAGAGAAACAATGGGACCGACAGATTGCCAAAAATCAAGAAATAATAAAAGAGATTGAAGAAGATCGACAAACCCAGAATAGTTTGTGTGATAAATTGTCAGAACAATCCAACAATTTAAATGCTAGCTTTTTGGCGTTGACAAGCCAGATTGACAAAATCCCGGCAGAAATTATTGATATCAATAAAGTTAACCGCCTTATAATTCAAAAGAACAAGAACAAAGAGACTTTACTAGAAAATAATTTAGATATTTCTAGTAAAATAGAGCAAGCTAAAAAAGCAATAAAAAATTGCGAGACGATTATCAAGAGCACAAACATAGAGGCTTTAAAGTATGCGAAAGCACAACAAGCAAGTATGGATTTGGAATTGAACAATGTTAAGGCTAAGGCCACCTCATTAACGAAAGAACGTAACAATTTGCAAAAGAAGATAAAGATGCTTCATAATCACAAATACGATCCGGACTGCGAATACTGCTCTGATAACAAATTTGTTAAAGATGCTAAAATTGCTGCAAAAAACCTTCCTGACCTTGAAGGGCGTATATCGCGCCTAGACACTGTGAGGGGCGATTTACTGAGCGAAATAGGCGATCTAGATATATCCTCGGTAGAAGATCAAATGGAGAAGTATAATGTTTTTATCTCCAAACATAGAGAGTCCAATAGGGTGGTCGAGACTCAAAGTCTGACCTTGGTTTCAAACAAAAATAAAATTAAATTGTTAATCAACGAAGTTTCAGCACTAGATGTAAAAGTTACAGAGTATGAAGATAATCGTGAGGCTATTGAAAATCTTGAAGCCCTGATAGAAGAAAAGCAGGGTCTAGTTGATTCTTTACAAAATAAAAAAGTTAGACTCAATAAGTGTAAGAAGAAACTTCAGGATCTCCTTGTAGAAGAGAGCGCTACCAAGCAGATACTCAAAACCCTGAAGGAAGGAAAGGCAGAGATGGAAGATGTGGAGAAGGACTGGACAGCATATGATTTGTTCATCCAGTGTATGCACCCCAATGGTATTCCGTATGCAATTATCAAAAAGCGCCTTCCCCTCTTAAATGAGGAGATCAGTAAAATACTTGAAAATATTGTTGATTTCGAGGTGTTCTTTATTAACAGCGACAAGACATTGGACATTATGATTAAGCACCCGTCTTATGATCCTCGCCCCCTGTCTATGGGCTCCGGAGCAGAGAAAACTCTAGCCTCAATGGCTATAAGACTCGCACTGATATCTGTTACGAATTTGCCAAAGAGTGAACTATTTATTCTTGATGAACCAGCAACTGCTTTAGATCAAGATCACATGGAAGGTTTTACAAATCTTTTAAGATTAATTAAAAATCAATTTAAGACTGTAATATTAATCTCGCATCTTGATTCTTTAAAAGACGTTGTTGATACCACAATCGACATATCAAAGGTTGATGGTTACGCGAAAGTCAATACATAAAAGGAGAGTGCTGATGAGGTTAACAAAAGAAATATTAACGCGAATTATTAAAGAAGAGCTAGAAGCTGTTCTCGATCAACAATCCCCGTTCGTTATCGAAGAGGGAAGATTCGAAGAAGATCCTAAATTTGCTGAAGATATGAAACTTCTTGGAAAAGACCTAGGGAGGCTTATACCAATGCTAAAAACTAGAGACCCGAAGGAGTCAGACAGGCTAAACCTACCCAGCTTGGGATTAGAGTTCAGAGGAGTTGCTGGTGGTGCAATGAGGCCTTGTGATTTTTCCAATCGGTTGCAAAGCATTTTTAATTCCTTTGGTATGATGCCCGGACAAGCACAGGCCGGTGTCACGAATTGGCTTAAAAAATATCCGATGTGTGGAACTAATTTGCCACAATCTGAAGAAATACAAAGGGAGGTTAAGGAATAATGAGTGAACAAAATGATATTGAAAAAAAAGAATTATGCTGTGATGCAGATTGCTGCAAAGAAGATTGCCGCTGTAAAGAGGTCTGTTGTAATAAAGATTGCCAAGGCGACAATAAAGTCGAGAACAAATTGGGTTGGGCTGACAGGTTTATGGGAAAGTTTATGTCTCGTAAGCTTCTTGTGTTTTCAACAGCGACAGTATTACTATACCTTTCTGAGCTAGACGCTGAGACGTGGGGACTAATCGCAGTTATTTATGTCGGTGGCCAGTCGGTTATCGATGCAGTTAAGACATACAAGTATGGCGATAGGGCGTGATTTGGCTTACTCTTTTAAAGTATCTTAAGATTACAGCCGTCTTCTGTCGTCAACATTGGCGATGGCTTGTCGCTGTTGTGGCTTTTGTAATCGTTTATACACTTGGTAAGCAGAGCGCTAATGGCATAATGTTACAGGCCAACCTTGCAAGACAGCAGTATAAAAAAGAGAAAGAAGCGATTGAAAGAGCGCACGAGTTGGAAATTAAAAAAAGAGAAGAAGCCGAAAGAAACTACAGCGAAGCAGTAAAGAAGATTGAAGAGAAATATGAAAAAGAAAAAGAGAGTATGACAAAAAGCAAGAAAGAACAAATTAAAAAATTAGTTAAAAAAGCAGAAAACGATCCAAACGAGATCGATAGAATTTTACAACAAGAATTAGGAATAACCATGGAGGGTAAATGAAATATTTCTTATTAAGCATGTTCTTGATGAACTATGCTAATGCCGATGATATGAGTCAGTCCGAAACCTCATATATAGGCGCTACGATGCTTGAAGGCGAAGTGGATGTAACTTTTGACGAAGTGAATGCATTTGATGCAGACCAAAATCCAAATGCATACGCATACTTTTCCGGTAATACAATGTATATTGGAAACTCAGATGAAGCTGGAAACTCCATCAATGCAATCGTTGAATTCTTTTGGTTTCAGTCTTCCATCGATCGCGGTTCCGACTTTTATGTAGCGATTGTTAAGGCTCGCGGGATACCTGCACAAGACGATGAGCTTTGGGTTACCGATTGGAACGATTGGAGTTGGAGTTCTCCACCAGTACTCTCCGTTGAGGCCCTCACCGATTTAACCCGTGAAAATGGTGCATTCCGCTGGGATTGGTCAGTGCCTTTTGAGAACTATGGAATTGATGCCTATGGCCAAGTAACCTTTACCAACAGCTACGGGCTTGGCCTTGATGCTGAGGGTGCTGTAATGGCTCATGGTGAATATCCCATCACGGAAGATGGGAGCGTTAAAGCTGCTGGCAATGTACAAACCAAGGGATTTTTAAGCTCAGATTACCGTGTCCAAACCCAATATGAAGTCACTCTTTATGAATGGGATGTATATGTTAATGGTCAGGCTGGAATGATGGCTTGGGATACCTATCTCAACTTAGAAGCAAGATCTGAAGAGAGTGTGTATCACGAGTATTTCATGAGTATCCAAGTTGAAGAAGGTCAAACCTTTACCATAGACGAACTCAACATCTCATCCGCTTTTGATTCTTCTTGGTGGCCTTGGAGTGGCGCTCACGAGATTGGGGTTACTCTTTCAAACATTGAAATTTCAGCCCCATTCTACGAAGCTGAAGAAGAAGAAACTTGGACAGAAGAGGAAACGTGGACGGAAGAAGAGCAAGAAGAGTGGGACCCACAAACAGATGAAGAAGAGGAGTCCTCTGAGGGTACTTACAGTGAAGAGGAGACCGAAGAGCTTTCGCAACTACCACAGCTTAGCCAAGAAGTGACAGATCCAGTAAAGGGTGGGTGCAGTGTCGCACCGACTCCGTATAGTTTCTTTTTAATCCCGCTTATGGGAATTATTGCAAGGAGAAGAAGATGAAATATTTCTTATTAGGGTTTCTAATGACATGGTCTAATGCAGCCCACGCATTTGAGCAAAAACCAAAATTTACAAAATTAAACCAAGGCCAGAAGGCCCCATTCGAAGGTAGGCTATTTAACAATGCGGCTGTTTCAAAGTTGATTGTCGAAAACCGACTAATGGTAGAGCAGTGCGATATCCAAATAGAGTACCACGTTAGCAGAGCGGTAGAGAAGGAGAATTATAATTATAACCTTTTAACAGCCAAATGCGAGTCTGCTGACGAGCGTCTGACTGATTTGCTAACAATCAAACAAGATGAAATAGACAAGCTCAATGGACTTGTTAAGCCAAGCAAAAACTCTTGGTGGCTTGCAGGTGGATTTGTTGCAGGCGTTGGCACATCTATAGCAATTATGCATGCGGTGAAGTGAGGCTTTATGAAAAACAAAGATCCCAATTACGCAATTAAGGTAGAAAAGGCAATTGCAGAAAAATATGGAGACGATGCAGTCCAAAGCCCAAAGGCCAACTGGACAAGCGAAAAAGAAAAAGAATACCTTAAGCAATTAAAAACAGTTTACGATTCCACTAGTAACATAGACTACGGTGAGGAGCAAGTAAATGGAGTTTTTATATCCAAGAAACTACTTAAAAGAGAATCCAAGCGCTCTTGCCCGGTTTGTAATACATATTCATTTAAATCAAACGATGATCTCTATATGTCTAAATTTGAATGTTGTGAGAAGTGTTATATACAATGGGTTGAAGGACGCGAAGATAGATGGAAACAAGGATGGAGACCTAATAATGGCTGAATCAAATATTTTAGAAATCGTTCAAGGGCTTGCACAGGCAGCCTCAAACGCTTATGACGGTGCCCATGACGAGCGTTTTGTTCGTGATGGTGAGTCTAAAAAGGTAGGACTCAAAAGAGAAGAAGGTTGTCCGATTATGGACCAGAGGGTAAACGATGGTTTCAGTATAAAATTTATGGGAAACCAAATTGCTATCCATTACCAGTCTGATATAAGGCTTAAAGAGATATACGGTGGAGACTTTGAAAACGAGATGTCACGTATGATAGGCGAAGTAAAAAAGTTTTTACAGAAAGAGTACAAATCCATAACTGGAAACAATGTGACTCTTACTAAAGAAGGTGATGTTTCCGTTCTTGCTTCGTCTGTATCTAGAGTTCGCAGTTTCGTACAAGCATACCAATATTTCAACATCTCAGGAATCAAAGTAGATCCTGATGCGGGCGGATCAGAGAATAGAAAAATCGAAGATTCGTGGCGTAAGTTTATGGATTTAGATAACAAGAACAAAAGACCACGAAATGATACAAGGAAAAAATGAAACCATATCGTCTTTCCAAGCAAGACATTATAAAAGAGATCATCAAATCAGGTAAAGATTCTGCCTACTTTATTAACAACTATTGTCGTATTAGTCACCCCATGAAGGGACTAATACAATTTAAGACATATCCGTATCAAGACGACTTGTTAGACGATTATAATGATTTTCGTTTTAACGTTATTTTAAAAGCAAGGCAGTTGGGGATCTCTACGATCACCGCTGCTTATTGCGTTTGGTTTATGCTTTTTCACAAAGAAAAGAATATTGTTGTGCTCGCTACTAAATTTAGCACAGCCTCGAACCTTGTTAAAAAAGTAAAAAGTATGATGAAGAACCTTCCGGATTGGATGAAGGTTTCTCGGATCTCCATTGACAACAGGACGTCCTTTGAGCTATCTAACGGCTCCATTATCAAAGCGGTGCCAACATCAGAAGACGCAGGTCGTTCAGAGGCTCTGTCTCTGCTTGTCATCGACGAGGCTGCACATGTTGAAAAGATGACAGATATATGGACTTCTGTCTACTCTACGCTGGCGACAGGTGGTAGATGTATTGCCCTTTCCACCCCGAAGGGCACGGGAAACTGGTTTCACAAAACCTATGTTGGCGCTGTCGACGGCGAGAACGAGTTCAACCCTATCGATTTGATGTGGGACGTACACCCGGAGAGAGACCAAGCATGGTTTGAGAGAGAGACCAAGAACATGTCCAAGAGACAAGTTGCACAGGAATTGTTGTGTAACTTTAATACTTCTGGTGACACTGTTATTCATCCGGACGATTTGACATGGCTCAGTAAATTACTGAAGGACCCAGAATATAGAACCGGGCACGATCGCAATCTTTGGCTTTGGGAGAAATATAATGAAAACAATACGTACTTGCTTGTTGCTGATGTAGCAAGGGGTGACGGTGCAGATAATTCTGTTTTTCATATTATAAAATTAGAGACTATGGAGGTGATTGCTGAATACCAAGGAAAGCCAAGTTTGGACATGTACTCACAGATGTTGTTTTCTGCTGGTTCTGAATTTGGAAATTGCCTTTTGGTCGTAGAGAACAACGGTATTGGTATATCAATTTTGGAAAAACTAATTAACTTGGGATATTCTAATTTGTATTATTCTGTTAAGTCAACACATGAGTTTGTTAGTCAAATTCAAGGCGAAAACATGAATAATGCAATCGCAGGATTTACAACGTCAACCAAGACAAGACCTTTAATTGTTGCTAAACTAGAGGAGTTCATACGAAACAAGTTGGTAAAGATTTATTCTAGTAGATCTTATCATGAATTTAAAACTTTTATATGGGCTAACGGGAAACCACAATCTATGAGAAGCTACAACGATGACCTAGTTATGTCATTAGCAATTGCTTGTTGGGTTCGAGATACGGCCCTGCAAGTTAATAAAAAAGAACAAGAATATAAAAAAGCAATGATGAACTCGATGTATATGAACACTACCAAACTAAATACAGCAATTAAAGGAATGGACACTTTCTCTCAAACAACCCAAGACAAATACAGGGATGAAATTGAGCAAACAAAAGATTTTTTATGGATTTACAAAGGATAATATAATATGGCTAAAAAATATGGAAGAAAAGGGAATAACCCCTATAATGAAACGAACAAGCTGTTCAAGTCACTTACAAGACTGTTTTCTGGACCAATAGTCAATCGCAGAACTCAGACGGGTAGGGAGATTCGGAGAAGACATCTCGATATATATGCTAATCGATTTAAGTCAGCCTCCGGTAAACAATTTAAAAAGACTGAATACAACCCCATGAACGTTATGGCGGTCAATATGATTTCCAACAGAAACCGATCTGAGCGTTATGTCGACTTTGATCAAATGGAATACGAACCTATCATTGCTTCGGCATTAGATATTTACGCAGACGAGATGACGACCCACTCAAGTTTGAACCCAATGTTGCAAATCAAGTGTGCAAATGATGAAATCAAGTCAGTTCTTGAATCCTTGTATTTTAATGTTCTTAACATCAACCACAATTTATTTGGTTGGTCTCGAACTATGTGTAAATACGGTGACCTCTTTCTTTATTTAGATATGGATGAAGACGCTGGGATTAGAAACTGTATTGGGCTGCCCCCTCAAGAAGTCGAAAGACTTGAGGGGGAAGACGAAAGTAATCCGAATTACGTTCAATACCAATGGAACTCTGCTGGTCTCACGCTTGAGAATTGGCAGGTTGCTCACTTTAGAGTGTTAGGGAACGATAAAAACGTTCCTTATGGAACCTCTGTGCTTGAGCCGGCTCGTCGTATTTGGAGACAACTCACCCTTCTTGAGGACGCAATGATGGCCTATCGTATCGTCAGGTCACCAGAAAGGAGAGTATTTAAAATTGATGTTGGCAATATAGCCCCTCAAGATGTAGAGCAGTATATGCAGAAAGTCATGACCCAGATGAAGCGTCACCAAGTTGTCGATCCTAGTACTGGTCGTGTTGATCTTCGCTACAACCCACTATCAATAGAAGAGGATTATTTTATTCCTGTTCGCGGTGGATCTGCGTCTGAGATCACTAATTTGCCCGGTGGACAATTCACGGGAACAGTAGAAGATGTTAAATATCTCAAAGACAAGCTTTTTGCTGCGATTAAAATTCCGCAAGCTTACCTTACAATGGGTGAGGGTGCCATGGAGGATAAGACGACCCTTGCACAGAAAGATATTCGCTTTTCAAGAACCATTCAACGTCTACAGCGTGTTATTATATCGGAGCTTGAAAAGATTGGTATTATACATCTATTCACTCTTGGGTTCAGGGGGGATGACCTTCTTTCATTCTCTCTTCATCTCAACAACCCTTCTAAGATTGCTGAACTGCAAGAGCTTGAGCACTGGAAAAGCAAGTTTGAAGCTGCGAGCGCAGCAACAGAAGGTTATTTTTCTAAACGTTGGGTGGCAGAGCACATGCTTGGTATATCAGAAGATGAATTCATCAGAAATCAAAGAGAGATGTTTCATGATATGAAATTCGCAACACAACTTCAAGGCGGAGAAGGACAAGGAGAAGGTGGTGGTCTGGGTGGAGACCTAGGTGGTGATCTTGGTGGTGACCTTGGTGGAGATGACCTTGGTGGTGACCTTGACTTGGGCGGCGAAGGAGACGCAGAACCAGCCGGTGGCGATGAAGAAGACGATGTTTTATTAGCAGAGCCACCAGCCAAGAGAGATGACGGCTCTCAATATAAACGAGGCAAGTATAAAAGACACCAGATGAATTATAATAAAGGCGGCAGAAAGAAGAATTTCAAAAACCAAGCCACCGGAGAATACGGCAACACAGCAAGGACTGCTTTGCCCATGGGCTCTACAGAGCTTAGACAATTATCAAAAGGTATTACGGAATCACACAAAGTTGAAGAAAACAAACTATTTAATACAAAGTATGAAATTGATAAACTTTTAGAAGGCCTTATAAAAACGGAGAAAAAAGATCATGAAGCACAATAAGAAAAGAAATACCGCTTTTCTTTATGAATGTCTTGTTAAAGAACTCACAAAAGCAATTGTTCGCAAGGACAAACAAAAGCGGCAAAACATTATTAAGATTATAAAGGAGAGTTTTAAAAAAGACTCTGTCCTTAAGCAAGATTTGGATATTTACCGATCAATTCTTGAGGGTAAAAAAGTAAGCAAAGAATTCGCGATACGACTTCTTGCTGAAACGAAGAAAGATTTCGAAAACATTGATAGAAAAATGGTCTTCAACCAGCAAACTGTATTAATTAAAGAGATTAACGAGACACTGTCGCCAACAGCATTTGCTAATTTTATCTCAAACTACAAAGATATGGCATCAATTGGGGCATATCTAAACTCCAAACTTAAAGCGAAGAATCGTATTCTTGTTGAAGGCCGCTTGATTCAATCGATGTCAACGGAGAAAAGCGAAAAACGCGATCTTTCTCATGTCGACAACCTCACATACAAGACATTTACTAATAAATTTAATAAAACTTATGGCAATAGCCTAAGAAGAGAGCAGAAAGATCTTTTAATGAATTATATTATTTCATTCTCTGATAACGGCTTGGGTCTTAAATCGTTCTTAAACGAGGAAATTTCGCGTCTTAAGATTAACCTACACGAATGTACCAAAACGCAAAAAATAGCAAAAAATGAGGCGTTTTTAGCCAAAACAAAGCAAGTTTTGAATAAACTTGAGAATTTTAAAAACACTCCAATTACAGAAGAAGTAGTTAAGGATGTATTTTTAATTCAGAATCTTGTTGCGGAGGTATCAAACAATGCCAGTTAAGGTAAATATAAACTCTGATGATGTTAATATTAAAGTGAAAGAAACGATTAAAATTAATATACAAAATAGCAACAAACAAATGCTTGAATTTCAATTGATGATGAGGGAAGCGTTAAATGGAGATCTTATGATCTTTGACCACTCTGACATCGATATCGTTGTTATGACTGAAAAGAAAAAAGTTGTGGCCTTTGCTAAAGACCTAATGACAGAAATCGTATATGGCGCAGAGAGTCGCTTATTTGACCACCTAAAAAAGACAGGGATTATCGCTTACGATTCTATACAAGGTGGAAACGTTTATGGTTCCCTTGAGGCGAAGATTCATGAGGCTAAAAAAGCTGACGGTATTAAAGCCACTTTATACGAAATAAGTCAATGGATTGATAGCGAAAGACCATACATGAAATCGTCCAAAGGCCATGATGATATGATGGACGATTTCGTTCTAGACCCGAATGACGAAAGGTCAACAGAGTTTGGCGAAGTGCCACACGAAGAAGAGAAGGGCTCCATTAAGCAGCATGGCTTGTTTGCCCCTTACATGTACGGCAGATACATATATTAGGAGACTAAGTGGACTTAATCTATTTTATTCTTGCTGCATACGGTATGACATTTATGTTGGTATACGGCAAGATATTTGAAGACATTCGACCCAAGAAAGATTACACAAAAAAGTGGAATACTTTGTGGCATTGCCCTTTATGTGTTTCTTTCCATGTGGGGTGGTTGTTAGTACTCTTGTCGCCGTACACGAGTCTTTGGAATTATGAAATTACTTTTGCTAATATGTTCTTAATGGGTTGCTTGTCGGCAGGCACAAGCTATTTCCTATCTATGGTAGTTAAAGACGATGGAATACAAATAAAAAAGACTTGAGTAAAAACCCAACCAAAGACTATTTACTATTGTGAGGGTTTGAGAATGAAGTCTGGTATTTATATTATTAAAAATTTGCTAAATGGTAAAGTTTATGTAGGAAGTGCTGTTTCCATCAAGAAGCGGTGGACAAGGCACAAACACCAACTCAACAAAAACAAACACCACTCAGAGCATTTACAGAGATCTTGGAACAAGTATGGAAAAGATAACTTTTCTTTTGAAGTGCTACAAGTGGTAGCAAATAAGAAAGATTTAATTTTTGAAGAGCAAAGGCATATAGATAGGCTCAAATCATATGATAGAAAATTTGGATACAACATTAGTCCCACAGCAGGCTCTTCGTTGGGAGTAAAACACACGGATGAAATGAAAAGAAAGGTCTCAATGGCCAACAAGGGCAAAAAGATTTCCTCAGAAACAAGGAGAAAGATGTCTTTATCAAAAATGGGAGAAAGAAATCCCATGCATAAGTATGTTTACTCAAAAGAACAAAAGAAGAAAATGTCCGAAAGGAATTCTGGGAAAGGAAATCCATTTTATGGCAAGAGGCATTCTGCTGAAACAAGAAAGAAAATATCTGAAACACCCAGAAAAAAATATAAACCAAAAACAAAACAACATATCGATAAAATAACAGAAGCCAGTATCGAAACAAGAAGAAACAAGTCTAAACTAAATGAAGAGGCTGTCATCGAGATAAGAAGACTGAGAGAGGAAGAGAAAATGAAAATAAAAGATATAGCACAAAAATTTAACCTTCAAACGGGCCACGTTGGTAAAATATGCCGTTATGAAATTTGGAAAGTTTAGGTTTTTGGGTTGGGTGTTTCTTATTTTTGATAAATGGTTTCACTGAACTATTTACTTTCGAGTATTCAATCGCAAATATGTTTATATGCGGATGCATCTCAGCCGGAACCTCCTACTTTCTATCAATGACTGTAAAAGATGAAGGCATAAATATTAACCATATAGGAGTTGGTCATGACTAAGAAATGGATGCTTCAACCAGTAAGACGTTGCTGTAGCGGAAGCTGACTCGTGGGGGTAGCGCCCCCACTTTTTACTTTTAAGGAACCCCAAAATGAAACTAACAGCAAAATTATTGAGAGAAATGATTAAAAAAGAATTAAAAGAGGCATATCAACAAGGCCTTTTCGGTGGCGAAACCAAGGTACAGCCAGTATCTCCCTCCCCCGAGAGTCCCCCGGTAGTCGTAGAACCTTGGCAAAAGCTTGAGAATCTAGCAAGAATGACAAATAAAGAGTTTATGGATTTGAACCTTGGCTTGAAAATGGTTCGCAAACTTTATAAACTTCACCCGAACTGGAATATCGGTGATGATGTGCCAAAAATAACACAAATTATTCCAATGCACGGTGGTACAATTGAAGTCGTATTTTCAGATGGAAAGCAAGAGGTGTTGAGCCCACAAACCTATTATCGTGGCAATTAGGAGAATACTATGGCTAAAAAACTTTTAACAGAATTTTACGAACTTTGCAAAGATGGTATATGCCAAGATCTTTTAACTGAGCGAGAAAAGAGAGAAGTGTCCAATGGTACCGTTTATCTATCAGGGAGAATGCAAACCTGTGAAATGAAAAACGGTAATGGGAGAATTTATCCTTGCGATGTTCTTAGAAAAGAAGTGCAAAATTATCAAAATGTTATTAAAGACAACAGGGCCTTGGGAGAATTAGACCACCCAGATGATTCCATAATCAACCTCAGAAACGTATCCCACGTTATAACAGACATGTGGTGGGAAGGAAAAGATGTAATGGGTAAGATAAAGATCCTTGATACACCATCTGGTAATATTCTAAAAGGACTTGTCGAGTCTGGTATAAAGCTTGGTATATCAAGTCGGGGCCTCGGCTCTGTAAAGGAAAGCCGTGAAGGCACCATTGTTCAAGAAGATTTTGAACTAATTTGTTTCGACATTGTATCCGAACCTTCAACACCTGACGCTTATATGTATCCTAAAAACCAACAAAGTGAGTCACCAAAGATGTACGAAAGCAAAATAAAGCGGAAGAGTGATCTAATTATTGATGATTTGTTTAACAAAATTTTGAGAGACTAATGAATAAAAACGAAATTAAAAAAATACTAAAGCCTTTAATCAAAGAATGCATAAAAGAAGTTGTATTCGAAGAAAAGGGAGCCTTATCACATATAATAAGTGAAGTTGTTGACGGCTTACATTTAACTAAAAAACAAGTGGTAACAGAATCACTGCCGGAAAAGAACCTACAGCCGGAATACACTTCACGGAAGAAAGTCAATCACGCTCTCAAAGAGCATAAGAAGAAACTTTTAGACGCAATTGGCGCTGAAGCATACGGTGGAATCAACATTTTTGAAGGTACAACTCCTGCGCCTTCTCCTGCTGGAAATGGTAATCAGGGGGCATTATCTGGTTTAGACCCAAAAGATCCGGGGGTTGATATATCAAATATATTTGGAAACAAATCTTCTACAATATTTAACAAAATGATGGGAAAGAAATAATGGCTACAAATCTAGTCGTCTATCCAAGGCGAAATGAAAATATAGAACGAGTTATCAAGCGATTTAGCAAGAAAATAAAAAAACTTGGTATTCTCGACGATTACAGAGATAAGCAAAGTTACATGAAGCCCTCTGAAAAAAGAAGGAGAGCCAAAAAGCGCTCCGACAGAAGACGAGCAAAAGAACTCGCAAAACAAAAAAGATAACTATTTATATAAGAATTTCAAAAGAATTGGAGAAAATGATCAATGTCATCAAATTTTAAATACACAAGCGGGCTAAGAAATGTTGGGTCCTATCAAATTTCAGGCCACCCTTTTATGAGTGGCTCAACCATCGGAGCAAACAAATGCCAACTAATTGAGTTCCCATATGTTTGTAGATCAATAACAGTAATCAATACTGGTGCGACTAACGATATGAGAATACATTTTCAAAGTGGATCTGGGACAACGGCAATTACCGTTCCCGGTGCTACTGGTGAGCAAACTATTGATTCTGCCTGTGATGTTTTTGCAACATTTCACTTCGTAACTGTTCCAAAAGGTGATGGTTCTGTTACACTAGATGTAAAATCAAAGAACGTGTACCTTTCATCCGTTGATGGTTCGACATATGAAATTTTCGCTGAATTAACATCAATCCCGGTAGGGTCAATGTATCATTTGACTGGATCTGGGGTAACGGAGTAAGACTATGGGAAATTTTAAAGCATCACCATCGGCATTAGGCGCTAGCGCAACAGTTACCAATATTACTGTTGACGGAGACGTAACATTAGATGACGGTGGATCAATAAAAGAAGCCGGAGGTGTTGCTGCAATCACAGTCGATGGCTCTGGTCACGTTACTAAGCTAGGCCAATCGACCTCAACAAGCGGCTATTTCCTTAAATGGGATGGCTCAAAGAGCGTCTGGGCTAGTGTTTCATCTGGTGGTGGAGCCGACACGGGCACTGCCAACACCTTTACAGAAGGACAGGTAGTCTCTAAAGATACAGATGGAGAACTTATTGCCCTCAAGCTTGTGAATCAGAGTGACGCTAATAACACTACTGGTATTGTCTCTATACAATTTGATCTTGAAGACACTGGTGGAACCGCTGTTGACGCTGCTAAAATAGCCGTAAAGAAAGAAGCGGCATTTACAGCAACAGCAGGAACGCAAGATTCCAATATGGTGTTTTCAACCTCCCTTAACGGGACCTTGACGGAGCAAATGACATTAGATAGTGCTGGTACTCTCACATGTGATGCTGGTGTAACAGTTGGATCAACAGTTATAACTGATGATTCGATTGTGATGACTCCTTCTTCTGGCGATACAGCAACAATTGCTGCCGGGGCGAATGGAACACTCACAGTGACAACTGTCGATGCAGGTGGAACCGCTGCGAATGTTGGTTTTGTTGTAGATGGGGCTTTTGATATTGATGCTGCGGGAGCGGTAACAATAGACGGCTCAGCAATTACAATTGGTGGCGACTCTGATGTCGCACTCGACATTGATTCTTCAACTCTTGATATTGATGCTTCTGGGTTGGTCACCATTGATTCTGTTGGTTTGTCTATTGACTCGGCAGGGATCGCAGCAAACATAACATCTACAACAGACGGCGCCGCTGAGGACTTTACTATTTCTTTAGCAGGTGCCACAGACTCAAGCCTGATCCTATCCTCAACTGGTACAGGTGCAGACGCTTTACAGATTAGCACTTCTGCTGGTGGAATTGATATTACAGCAACGGGGAATGCAGCAGGAGAGGATATTGATATATCTTCAGCAGCTTCAATTAACCTTACAGCTACAGAGGATGCCGCGAACGCAATTTATTTAAGAGCAAATGGCGGCTCATCCGAAACAATTAATATTCATTCCGATCAAGGAACGGGCGAAGGAGAAAGTGCTTCAATCGTGGTTCAGTCTGATGATGGTGGTATCGCAATTGTTGGTAATGACGCCAAGGATGTATCCATCGATGGTGGTCAACTTCTTCTTACAAGTGCCCACAATGTCACTAATTCAATTTATTTAAGAGCGAACGCTGGTACTGACGAAACAATCGTAATTCATTCAGATCAGGGAACTGGTGAAGGTAATGCAAATGCCTCAGTTGAGTTAGTATCAGATGTGGGTGGTATTTGCCTTACAGCCACTGGGTTGACGGGTGTAATGACTGACGGAAATTCCGATGCAGCCATTCAGATGCATGCTGCTGCTGGTGGTGTTGGTATCAGATCAACCGCAAACTTAGAAGGGGCTATTCAGATCGAAGCTGATGGTGGAGCTAATGAAACGATTTCAATCCACTCAGATCAGGGAACTGGTGTAAACGCAAAGGCTGGATCGACAGACGCATCAATCAATCTAATTTCTGATGCTGGTGGTATAGGTCTTTATTCTGGAATCAACGCTGACAACGCTATTGCCCTTGAAGCTAATGGTGGTGCGAATGAGACAATTCAAATTCGCTCCAATCAGGGAACCGGTGTTGCAACCGCAGATATTGCCAATGTCGTAAATGCCTCAATCGCGCTAGTATCTGACGTTGGTGGGGTTGGCTTGGGCTCTGCTTTTAATGGCGATAACGCTATAAGACTTGAAGCAGATGGCGGAGTTAACGAAACAATCGTAATTCACTCTAACCAAGGAACTGGTGAAGATCACCAAAACTCCTCTATCTTATTAGTTTCTGATGTCGGCGGTGTTGGTATCACGGCAACTGGCCTTACTGGCGTAATGACTGATACCAACTCTGACGCAGCAGTTCAATTGACAGCATTGGCTGGTGGTATCGGTCTCCGAACTACATCAAATCTTGCTGGTGCTATCCAGATTGAAGCTGACGGTGGAGCTAACGAAACGATTATTATTAAAGCAGATCAAAGTACAGTTGATGGCGCAGCGGCTGCTGGTGCTATACAACTTCTCTCAGACGTTGGAGGGATAGGTCTTTCATGGAATGATTCCAAAGATCTCTGGGCCGAGGGCGGTAGAGCAATTGTAGTTGCAAACGAAGATGCAGCAGATTGTATTTTGTTACACGCAGATGCTGGGACCTCGCAAACAATTAGAATGCTTAACGATGCTGGCACAAACGCTGCTGCCATTGGTATAACGTCTACCGCTGGTGGAATTACTCTTGCCTCTGGGGCTGATACTACTGTTAACGGGATTACCGTATCTGCATCTCAAACAACCAAAAAAGCAATGGTGTTGACAGCAGACAGTGTGACTACTGGTAAAGGATTAGAAATCAGCACAGATGCTTTGACAACTGGCAAGTCGGTTGAAGTTAAAAGTTCGAGCAATAACCTTGACGGTGCAAAACTTTTAGATATTGAAGCAGATAGCACTTCAACAGACGATTACACCATGGTAAGAATCAAAAAGTCAACTTCTAACGCTTCTGACTCAAATGCAATCATTGGTTTGGATGTTGATTTTAACGCAACGGCTGGTACTGCCGCTCGCGCAGTTAAAATTGATTCAGAACAAACAACAGGAGTTGTAGTCGAATTAAATGCAGACGGAGTTACCACTGGTAAGGCTTTGGAGCTTAGCGCAGATGCTCTAACAAGCGGTACCGCTTTAGACATTACTTGTACTGGTACTGCTTTAGATGATGGAACACTTGTCAGCGTAAATGCCAGTGGAAACACAGGTAGCGATGTGAATAATCTTGTTCATATTAAAAACGACCATGCTAGCTCGACTGGTACTGTTCCGCTTCTAGTTCACCAAGATTCAACTGGTGACATTATTAAAGCACTATATGGTGCTAACGGGGCTGGATGGTCACTAAAAATGAAAGAAGTGTCTATAACACTAGCCACTGACGCTACTACTACAGATTCAAGCGGCTTTTTCCCAGCAAATGCTATTCCTTTAGCAATATCAATTTTGGTTACTACTCAAATTGATAGTAACAAACATATTATTAAAATTGGAACAAGTACTTTCCCCGGCCTCGTCGGTAACACTGGCGGTTCGGATTTGGGAGATAATGTTTTAGAGCAGCAAAACGACGTTCTTACATTTGCGGTTCACGGGTCAAACGACAACTTTAGTGGGGCTGCTGGAATCGGCACCGCACAACATCTTCGTTTAACTTTAAATGGCACCCCCAGTGCTGGGGTAGTCAGGGCAACATTGTGGTATTGGCAGCTATTTGTTGACACGACACACGACTAATAATAGGATTTAATAATGGCAGAATTTGGATGGGCATATTTATCAGGAGCAGTGACAGGTCAAGGACCTAGAGAGTCAATACAGTATCTCAAGACTGAAAATGGCGAGCTTAGTGGTAGTAATACTTTTACTTTTGCGACTGGCTCTAATACCTTGTTTGTTTCTGGGTCTGTTATAGTAAGTGGTACAATATCCGCACATACCCTTGATGTGATCCAAACAACGAAAGTTGAAATTTCATCTAGTGGTGGTACGAACTTTGGTGATGACGCTACAGACACTCATGTCTTCACAGGGTCAGTATCGATTGTATCTGGTGGTCTTAGGCAACATTATTACAAACTTACCGGAGCAACCCATACAGTTGCGGCTTATGATTCGATTATAGGTGTCAGTTCTAGTGCATACGTAGCGATACAATTACCATCGGCTGCTGCTGCTGGTTTTGGGCGGGTACTGATTATTAAAGACGAGTGGAGTTCGACTAGATCTAGCGCCAACGAAATAGCAGTATCAGCATCTGGTGGAGAAACAATAGACCATACTGCTACTTACTGTATAAGTGGAGATAGTGCCGCGTTAACTCTTTATAGTGACGGCACGTCAAAGTGGTTCATCTATTAGGGAGGCTTCATGAATGGGTTACAATGTCTTAAGCGGAAGTGTCTCGTCAACCAGTGTAATATCTAGTGGATCTTTCATTGGAGATGGAGCAGGCCTTGAAAATGTAAAGCAGTTTGAGCTTTTTAATGAAGCGGTAGCTTTAATTCCATTCTACAAAACACACGAAGGCGACTATGCCTTAGATTCAAATAGTGGTTTTAATTTCCAAAATGGTGCCTTAGCTGTTCCTGCTCTGACTTCTTCATCTGGGATAAAATTATCTAATCCTATTTCTGGTACCCTTGCTGGTGTTGGAAGTTTTTTGGGTATAGACAGCAGTGGTAATATGGTGATAACCTCATCTGCTGCCGGTGCGGGCCCCGTCAACTCTCTACAATTCAACACCGGTGGAGGGGAAATCAGTGGGTCCTCTGTTGTAACACTGGTTGGGACAGAGCTAAGGATAACTGGCTCGATTGCTATAACTGGATCAATCTATCCGTCTGGTTCTGCTATTTATGATTTAGGGTCACCGACTCGAAGATGGAACGAACTGTATCTTGGGACTGGGTCTGTGCATCTGGGGCCCAATTGCAAGATCGAAACTAGTGAAGCTTCAGGCACGATCATTGTTAACAAGCCTTTTTCTATCGAGGGGGGTTTAATCCTCTCTTCTAGTTCATATATAAACTGGGGGATTACGACTGGTAGTAGTGGTTATGGGTTTAGGGACAACTCAGGGGCTTTACAATTCAAAAATAATGGAGGTTCATGGGGGAACGTTTCAGACGTTGGAATTGGGTCTAGCAACGCGATACAGTTCCACTCAGGCTCCGGTGTCCTTAGTGGCTCTGACAACCTTACGTTTGACGGTTCTACATTAAATTTATCAGGAACTATGACAATAACTGGCTCCATTTACCCATCTGGCTCTGCTATTTATTCTCTTGGTTCGCCAACAAATCGGTGGGATTCCATCCATGTAGGGACAGGGTCTGTGCATCTGGGGGAGCACTGTACTATATCTACTTCGGAACCGGTGGGTGGACACCACTCTATAACACTTAATAAGTGGACAGAAATATCCGGTAGCGGTAGTAGTGGGGAAGGACTAACTGTGACGGGCTCGTTGTTACCGGGTGCCGATAGTCTGTACGATTTAGGTTCCCCAACTAAACAATGGAGATCACTCTATGTATCAAGTAGCACTGTTTATTTTGGTGGAGAGGCACTAAGTGTTGCAGAAGGAAGTTTAAAGTTCGGCTCTGGTAGCGCTACAAAGGGCTTCCATATCGGGCATATGCATCTGCTTGATCGTGGGATCGTGATGGACCCCAACAGAATATTTCAAATGAAAGCTTTCCAAATGCAGTTTCATGGTGGTGTGGCTTATAAACGAAAAGTTGTTTCTTGGGATTATCAAGTTCTAAAAACAGATTATATGATAGGAGTGCAGAGCGATACCTTAACAGCTTCAGTTAAGTTGACTTTACCAGATGCTACTGCTTGTATAGCCGGTCAAACATTTATTTTTAAGGATGAGGGTGGAAATTGTCACACCCACAATATTGTAATAAGTGCGTCGAATGGTGACCAAATTGATGGAAACGGAATTATTACATTAGAAAGTCCGTATTCGTCAGTTAATATCTACACAAATGGAGATAATAAGTACTTCATATATTGATCGATTAGATCTTTTCTATCTATTTATAAACGGGTGCCTGCGGGCTCCCAGTCTATATTGGAGGAATAAAATATGGCTTATAAATTTCAATTAGGTGCAATGATTGCATCTGGTTCATTCAAAGCAGAGGATGGTATCGTCGGAACTGACGTCGATGATGCGACCGCTGCTAATGTTGTAGCTCAAATCGATGCGGGTGAAATCCCAATCGCTAAGTTAGCTGCTACTACAATTTCTGGAAAAGCTCTTGGTACAGCCCTTGATGCTCTTTCCGTTGATGACTCTTCTATCGAATTCAGCGCTGGTTCTGCATTCAATGGATCTGCTGCATCTGCTATTCGTATTAAAGCGTCTGGTATCACCAATGCTATGTTGTCTGGTTCTATCGCTAACGGAAAGCTTTCTAACTCTACAATTTCTGGTAAGGCTCTTGGTGCAAACCTTGATGCTCTTAATGTTGCTAGCAACAAAGGTCTTGCTATGAGCGCTTATACTGGTGCTGCTGCTGTTTCAGATCTTCAGGTTGTTCTTGACGGCGCTGGTGGTCTTGAATTTAATGGCGGATCTGGTATTCGTCTTGAAGCTGCTGTTGCTGGTGCTGGTTTAACTCACAGTGCTGGTGTTCTTGCTGTTGTTGGTGCCGCTAATGGTGGTATCGATGTTCAAGCTAACGATGTTAAGCTTGATTTTGGCGGATTGACTGGTGCTGATGTTGCTGTTGCTAGCGACTCTTTTGCTTTCTGGGATAATGATGCAACTGCCGTTAGAAAAGAATCTATGGCTGATTACGCTGCCGCTATCGCTGGTGCTGGTATTGCTGCTTCTGCTGGTGTTCTTGCTGTTGGAGTTGACGCTTCATCAATCGAAATCAATTCTGATGCTCTTAGAGTAAAAGCTGCTGGTATTACCAACGCTATGCTTTCTGGTTCTATTGCTGATAGCAAAATGTTGAAAATCTCAACTGCTAACAAGGTTGATCTTGCTGCTCTTGATATGGACGGCGGAACTGATATCGGTGCTGCTCTTGTAGACGCTGACTTGTTCATCGTTGACGATGGCGCAGACGGAACAAACAGAAAATCTGCTATGTCTCGTGTTGCAACTTATGCAAAGAGTAAATTCAGTGCTGCTACCACTGGTGGTAAAGCTGAAGGTTCTATCGCTTATAACGATGGTGCTTATACCTTCACTCAAATGAGTGTTGCTGAATTAAGAGCGCATCTTAGTATTGCTGATAGTAACTCAATGGATATGAGTTATTCTGGCGGTCAGATTTCTGCTGCTCTTCGTTTAGGATCTGCTGGTGCTCTTGAAGTTGATGGCGATGGTCTTGATCTTAAGTCTACTATCTCTGGTAACAGAACTTTTTCTGGTGACTTAATTGTTAGTGGTGACTTGACTGTTAACGGAACCAACACTATTCTTAACACTAGTACTCTTGAAGTAGAAGATTTGAATATTAAGGTTGCCAAAGGCGCTGCTAACTCTGCTGCTGCTGATGGTGCTGGTATGACAATTGAGATGGGAGCTGATGATGTGACCTTTTCTTGGAACCATGCTGGTGACCAAATGCAAATTAAAAAAGGTGCATCATTCTCTAATATCAAAGCTAACAAATTCATCGGTGATCTTGAAGGTGCTGTTGCACAGGCTATCACAGCGCATGGAGATGCAGATAGAACTTTAGTAGTTGGTTTCAACTACGGTAATGCTGATACTACTGCTCTTCGTACTTGGACTCTTCCAGCTTCTCCGGAGCTTGGGCAAGTTGTTCATGTTAAGGCGCCTGCTGCTGTTCATGCTGATGGTATTAAGATTCTGAAAGCTGGCTCTCAAACAGTTGATGGTGTTGATTTTATTACTCTTGAATCACCATTTGCTGCTGTTAACCTTATGTACGTAGCTAACAATCTTTGGAGAGTATACTAATCCCAACCTTGGTTGCGATATAGTTATTTTCTAATAATATTTGGTGGGCCCCTGTCGTTGGGGGCTCGCCTTTTTTTTTAAAATAAATGCTTTTTTAATTTTTATAGGAGGACAAATTAAATGGCTTATAAATTTCAATTAGGGGATGCTCGCTTGAGTGGTTCCCTTATACAGGAGGGGTCGATCCAGTCATCTGGGGGGATCACACCTCTGAATGCTGATGGGGCTGCTCTTGGTAGTGCTACAAAAGAATGGGCAGATTTATATCTTGCCGATGGTGGACGGATTTTGTTTGGTAATGAACAAGATACTTGGATCACACAAACAGGCGGTGGCTTTAGAATCGAAGGTGGTTCTGAAACTAGCGGGCAACCTGTATTATCTTTGGTAAACAGAGGTGATTTTGGTTCAGGGCCGGGTCTTAACCTTGTTATTGATAATGGTGCTGGTGAAAGTGATGGAGACATCATGGGGTTTCTTAACTTCTACGGTGACGATTCATCTGATGCACAAGTACAGTATGCTAGACTTGAAGTTCAATCTGTTGATGTTTCAAATGGAACAGAAGATGGAGCCTTCTTTTTTAATGCAATCGTTGGTGGTAGCGGAAATACCACTTTGTTAGACATCAATAGCACTATTTCTGGTGGTGTTGCTGTTGCAAACGATCTTGAAGTTGGGGATGACCTCTTCTTGAAGTCTGATGATTCTGCTATTCATTTCGGCGCAGATAGCGAGATCCGTATGGATCATCGACCTGATGCTGGTATTCGTATTGAACAGACAGGAACTGGCACTGCTTTGCCTTCTTTTTCTTTGGTAAATCGTGGTAACAACGCCAATGGCCCGATCATAAATATTGTTCAGGTCCAAGGGGACGGCGAAGCTAGCGATAATGATGTTCTCGGGGCTTTACAGTTTTTTGGTCAGAATGTTAAGGCTGGTACTGATGAGCAGGTCAAATATGGAAAGATAGAGGTTCTCTCCAAGGATGTAACTGATGGTACTGAAGATGGGGGGATACGTTTTACTGCCTTTGTTGCAGGATCTGAAACCCAGATTATGGATATCAATGATAGCCTTGCTGGTGGTGTTCATGTTGCAAATGGCTTAAACATACAGGGTCATAATGGTTCTTCTGATGGTCTACGCTTAGGAGGAACTTTGGTTTCTGCTACTGCTGCTGAATTTAATCTTCTTGACGGGGGAACCGCTGTTGGTTCTTCAATTGCGTTGGCAGATTCTGACGGTATTATTGTTGATGATGGTGGAGTAATGAAGAAAATTCCTGCTTCTGATATCAAAACGTTTCTTGCTGACAACAGCATGAACGTGGCTCTTAAAGATGATGGCAACACCCTTGTTAACGGTATCAATTATTTTGCAGATCTTGACGGAAATGAAGCGGCAAATCTTCCAGCGTCTCCTGACGTTGGCGATACTGTTTATGTTAAGGCTCCAAACAACTGCTCTTCTTCTAGCACACTGACAATAAACAAGCAGGGGTCTCATACAATCGATGGTTTAACCTCGATTATTCTTGAATCTCCAAATGCTGCTGTTATGTTGGTATATGTTACTACAAACACATGGAAAGTATTCTAGTCACAAAATAGTTTACATATATGTATTTGTGGCGGGTTCCCTTTTGGGTTCCCGCCCTTTTTCGTTTTGAAATCTACTTATGTACAAAAGAAGAGGATTCTAAATGTCATATAATATTCTTAATAAAAACGTCAATTTCCAAGGAGACACGTCTGGTAGCATAGAAAACATGGTCGACACCCACAGTAGCCAATCAATAACTGGTAGTAAAGACTTTCTTTCGTTATCCGCATCAGTTGGTAGAGTTGCCAACGATTTAACAGTATTGGGAAATGTCAGTGCCTCTGTCAACATATCGGCTTCTTTCTTTTACGGAGATGGTAGCACTCTTGATAATGTCGGTAATATTAGTTTTGACGGCTCTACAGCAAATGGCGTGTTAACATTTAAAGATGCAGATGAAGCAACGGTCGAATCCAACTTGACATTCGATGGTTCCACGCTAGATTTTAAAGGTAGTTCTATTTCTGGTTCTGGTAATATATCAGGTTCAGCATTTTATGGAGCAGGAACAGGGCTTTCTAGTGTTCCCGGAAGCGCAGTGGGCCTAGCTAGCGGCGGTGGTCTTGCTGACTCTAGTGGCTTGACTCTATCAACTTCGGGAGTCACAGCCCAAAATTCACCGGGCGGATCTTCTAAAGTCTGGATTGATGAGAGCGGTGTCAAATATGCTACTATTACTAACATACTGTCTAATAACGCTGCTGTTACTGCTTATGGAACTCAGGGTGCTAGCAAAGTGTTGATAGGAGCAGGGGGAACAGAAATAGCAGGAGCAGGAAATTTAAATTTCTTTGGAGGAAACTCTTTAGCAATCACTGGTGCCCTGTCGGCCTCGACAAACCTTCAAATTGGAGGCACAGTTCGCCTAGATGGTGTTGCGGCTGCTTCTCCTGCCATAGGGGCTGATTCTGTTTACTTTTTAGACGCAGACGACTCTATCACTAAAAAGGTAACGTTCGCCAATTTTGCAGCCGCTATGGCCGGTGACGGACTTAATGGCACAGGTGGGGATTTTGACATTAATGTGTCCGGAGCGCTCAAAATCGCTTCAGACAAGCTTGGTATATCCGGTTCCTTTGCAGGTATTGGGTTGTCTTATAGTGGGTCTGTTGACGCTGTTGGTGGTGTTGCTCTAGATCTTAGTGAATTGACTGACGCCAACATGACATTGGCTAATGACCATATCACATTTTTGAAAAATTCTGATAGCACCACCAAAAGAGAGCAATGGGCAGATGTAGTTAGTAACATGGCAGGCACAGGCCTAACAGCAACCAACGGAACTCTTTCTGTATCCGGTGAAGCAATAACAGCTACAACCGTTTCTGCTTCTTCAACATTGCAAGCAGGATCAATTGAAACATCCGGCTCCTTACTTGCACATGGGTCGATATCTGGGATGGTTTTAAGCAATAACACAATTATTTCTAACGTATTAACTGTTCCTGCTAATAACAATTCTATTTTATATGGACCGATAACAGTAAGCGCCAATGGTAGTTTTACCATAGCAGATACAGCGAAGGTAAAAATAAAAGATTTTGATGATGTGTAAATTTATAAAATTATAATCCATAATAAAACAAAAAGACTATTTATCTGTAGTTAACAGCAACAAATTAAAGGAAAAGAAAACATATGAGTAACTTATACGTAAACAATATTAGTCCAGCAACAGGAAATACTGTAACGGTTTCTGGCTCGCAGGGCTTGATAGTCTCTGGTTCAGCCATAATAACAGGTGACTTAACCGTTACTGGTACTTTTGATGCCAATGTATTAGATTTCAAGGTCACAGCAAACACAATGACTTTTGGAGATGCCGCATCAGACACTCTGACGTTTAACGCAGCAACAGCATCAGTTGCTAATGGTTTAAATTTTGATTCCAACACATTAGTAATAGATTCCGCGAATAACCGAATAGGTATTGGCGCACAACACCCAGCAACGAAACTTCATGTCTCTGGTAATGTTACAGTCGAAGGAGCAGAAGGCGGAGCAGCTACAATATTACTAAAAGCGGATCAAAGCGACGACGCAGGGGATGATTGGACGGTTGTTGCAAATGCTGACCATACTTTTACAATTGGAAACGATATTGCATCTGCTGGTTCTTCTGTCGCTCATGTGACTATAACTCCCAACAGTACTGTTACAAATTCGGTAACTGCTTTGGCTGGTAAATTGAAAGTTGGCGGAAATGTAATTCAAGCATCTGACGGTGGCGCTACAATGACACTCGACACTAATGATAATGTTACATTTGCTGGTGGTATTATTGGGACAACTTTTTCTGGTTCTAGCACACTACATTCAGTAGGTGCTGCAACATTCGGCTCAACTATCGCATCTACAGGATCGATTACAGCAGGTGGTGGAGTTCTTTCAACAACTATTTCTGGTTCTGGTGCGTTAAACATTGTTGGAGCAGCCAACTTCGGTCCCGGAAATGCCACAGTAATTGCAGCAGACGGGGGTTTAACAATTGATCATTTCGATGCCAACTGGACCAATGCTGGTAATACTGTAGCAAACCTTGGTACTGTGACCACAGTAGATATTAATGGAGGCTCTGTTGACGGAGCTACTATCGGTGCTGCTGCCCAGTCAACAATTAAAGCCACAACTTTTTCTGGTTCTAGCACATTACATTCAGTAGGTGCTGCAACATTCGGTTCTACCATTGCATCTACAGGATCTGTTACTGCTGGTGGTTTGCTGACTACGACTTTTTCTGGTTCTAGCACATTACAATCAGTTGGGGCCGCTGTATTTGGTGGCGCTCTAAACGTTAGTGGCGCTGTAACAGTTGGTGTTAATGATGTAGGTTCTGATGTCAGGATATTCAGTGCCACTAATAACGAAGGTGTACTTTATGATGCTTCTGAGGACGAGCTAGCTTTGTTGTTAACAACCAAGCTGAAATTTCATGATGTTGGTGGAGGGGAAGAAATCTTTGCTTCTTCGAACGGACACTTGGAAGTCAATTCTGGTACAACTCTGGATATGACTGCGCCCACTATTGATATCAATGCATCAACCGCTGTTACTATTGACGGACCAGCGGTAACTATTGCTGATAGTGCCGAAGGCAAACCAGTATTGACTTTGAAAACTACTCACACAACTGAAGGTTCATCTGGAGAATTACAATTCTTAAAAGATGCTGCCGATACGGAGGACGGCGAAGTCCTCGGTCAGATCACATTCTACGGAGAAGACGAAGGAAACAACAATACAATGTTTGCCAAAATTGTGGCTCAAATTTCTGAATCTGATGAGACCGATGAGGCTGGGAAATTATCATTCTTTGTTGCTGAGAGTGATGGAACTAACACAGCCCTTACAGCAGGGCTAGTACTGGAAGGTGAGCATGCTACTGACGGAGAAATTGATGTAACAATCGCTGCTGGGGCGAGTTCGACCACAACGGTCGCTGGGAGTATTCAAGTTACTACCGGCATTGAGCTTGGGCATGCTAGTGACACAACCATCACTCGTACAGGGTCTGGTGCTATTGCTGTTGAAGGTACAGCAGTTCTACTCGCTGGTGCTCAGACAGCAATTACAACTGACTTTAATGCTGGAAGGAAAGTTGGTAGAGATGCCCACAATTTAATTGATTTTTCAACAGACGACAAGGTTACATTTAGAGTGGCCAATGTTGACGAGATCGCACTAGAGGCAAATGAGTTTTCCCCAACTACCAATGACGGAATCGCTTTGGGTTCCAGCTCTAAAGGCTGGTCCGATTTGTTTCTTGCCGATGCAGGAACCATTCAATTCGGTAATGATCAAGATATTACCCTGACGCATATACCTGATTCAGGGCTGGTTCTTGCGTCTACAGGATCTACATTTCCGTTGCTTCAGCTTAAGAATACTACTAATGATACAAACGGAGCTAGACTTCGGTTTGTCAAAGATAAAGGAGCAGCCGGTGCAGATAATGATGAGATTGGGATTATTGAGTTTTATGGCGATGACGATAACCAAGATCAAGTTCTTTTTGCTGCAATTCAGGCTAGAGTCGCAGATGCGAGTAACTCCGAAGAAGGCGGCCAAATAAGATTAGGGGTCGCAGCACATGACGGCGAACTTAATTACGGCTTAACCTTAACTGACGGTGATTCTGAAGACGAAATTGATGTAGAAATCGGAAAGAAATCTGGCTCTATGACCACTATCAAGGGTAGTCTGACTGTGACATCAACAACTGTATATACTCCGCTTAGTACTCACAACTTTACAGGTAATGATACAGGCGCAGCTATACCAATAACAGCTACATATGTAAGAATAGATGCTGCTGGATCTAGCCGAACCGGTATGAGATTCGGTGGAGCCGGCACAGCAGGGCAATTTTTAATTGTTGAAAACGCTGGTGGAGAGAATGTGACTTTTCACGCAACAGGTGGTACCGCTTTAACAGCAACAAACACTGATAATGATACAATCATGCCGGGCGAAATAGTAACTTTTGTTAGTAATGGAAGCGCTTGGTTCTTGACTGGTGGAGATTTACAGGCTGGATAATATCCCTGTAGGCCATAAACTCGTCCTTTTCTTGTTATTAACACTATTTACATTTGATAATAGTATTATTAGGAGAAAACTTAATGTCTTCAATGTTAGAACAAGCGATAGTTGATGCCGCAGCGCTTAGAGAAGCGGCCCTCAAAAATGCCGAACAATCAATAATTGATAAATATGCCCCTGAAATCAAAGCAGCCGTTGATTCACTTCTGGAAAATGACCAGAGAAGCTTCAACCTAGGTGACGTTGTTAGGCATGAGGGTAGGTTTGCTAGAGTTACAACTGAAAGTGATAATGGCAAAATAGGAATTGCACTTGTGGGCGAAGATAAAACACATCTGGTCATGGAATCAGAGCTTGAAGAGTCAAGCGAAGTTGATATCCTACAAGAGGAAGAGGGTGCCCTTGGCGGTGGAGTCGAAGCTGCTGTCCCAAGCCCATACCAAGCACCGTCAGCCTATGCTGATTTGAGTCCTGATCAATCTGTAGATGTAAATATGACTTTCGAGTTTGATCCTGCCATGTTTAGCGTGGACCTCGAAGATTTAGAAGATTCTGAGACCCAAAAAGAGACGGGTGACATCCTTGGTGGAGAGGCAGATGCTGCTCCCTTGGGTGACGAAGAAGACCTCTTAGGAGACCTTGGCGATTTAGGGGGTGATCTATCTGCCGAAGGCCCAGAGGAAGACGAGCTTGCACTTCAAGAAATCATGAATATATTGAATGAGATTGGTGATGATCAAGTTTTAGAAGAAGAGCTTGTTGTTGATATGGCCGGAGAACACAAAAACGGCACGTTCGAAACGAGCGAAGCTACTTTAGGCTATAACAAAGAAATGGAATTAGCCAGAATGGAAGCAGACTCACACAAAGAAGAGAACGAGCTTTTGCAAAAAAGATTAGAAGAACTCGACGAATCTCTTAATAAGTCTCAGAACCAAACAAAAGAATTTAAAAACATTATTGAAAAGATGGAAGAGGTTCTAAGTGAAACTCTCCTATCAAATGCTAAATTGCTTTATAGCAATCAAACATTAGGCGATGCCTCCTTGAATGAGCGACAAAAACGAAAGATTGTTGAAGCCATCGCTACGGCAAGTACACCAGATGACGCAAAGACTATGCAAGAGACTCTTAGGGCGACAGTGGGTTCCACGAAAAGAAGTGGACCAAAATCACTGAGCGAGTCAGTGCAGCGTAGATCTAATTTATCAGGCATACTGCCACGAAAAAAGAAACCAAGCCAAGAACTTTCATTTGCAGAGCGAATGAGAAAATTGGCTGGTATTAAATAGAACATACTGTAGGAGGTATTAAAATGTCTATTGTTCAGAAATTAACTGAAGGCATCATAAACCGTGACATGAAAGCAGAAGGGCAAGCTCTTTTGAATAAATGGCAACAAACTGGTTTACTTGAAGGCCTTAAAACAGAGCGCTCTCAGCATAATATGGCTAGATTGCTCGAAAACCAAGCTAAAGAACTTCTTCGTGAAGCTTCTTCAATGGGTGCTGGTGACGTCGAAGGTTTCGCCGCTGTCGCATTCCCAATTGTTCGTCGTGTATTCGCCGGACTTATCGCTAATGAGCTTGTTAGCGTTCAACCAATGAGTCTACCTAGTGGACTTATTTTCTTCCTTGATTTTGCTTTTGGTGATGAAGAAGGCGGCTCTGCTGTCTCTGGTGATCGTCTTGGTAATACTCAAGGTGGTACCGCTTCCATTTACGGTACTGATGCTCTTGCTAGTGCAGTTGTTGACGGTGTTAATATTGTCGATGCCACAACCAAGGCCGACCAATCAGGCCCTCGTGGAATGACTGGTTATGCTTATTCTTCTCCAAGTGGAAGTAATAATGCCGCATTGACTGATGGTGCTGGTGGCATGGATATGAAAGCAGCTTTTGTTCTTGATGGTTCCGTATCTGAAGCTAATAAAAAACTTATTCAGTACGATCCAGATCTTCTTTCTATCACAGATAGTAGCCAAGGTATTGTTGTTATTGATATTGAAGAAGAAGAAATTAGTGCTAAAGTTAGCGAAGGCGACCCTGATTTTGATAACCTTTCTGGTTTTGTTTTGATCGCTGCTTCTGCTCAATCCTATTCTGACGCTCTCGGTTCTACACCTACTCAAATTCGTCGTTTGACTTCTTTAGCTTCTGCTGCTGATGCTGCGACCACTTTGAAAGCTGTTCGTCTTGTCTTTATTGCTGCAACTGTAACTGCTGCCGATTTGGCCAGTACTACCGCAGTTATTGCAAACAGATTGATTTTCCCTGTGAAAGATCAAATTGATCCAGCCACTGCTGTTGGTGGAGTTGTTGGTGATCTTTATGAACTTGAAAAGAATGCTAACATTCCAGAGATCGACATCAAGGTCGATTCAATCGCGATCACCGCTCAAACCAAGAAGCTTAAAGCTAAATGGACTCCTGAGCTTGGTCAAGATTTGAATGCTTATCACAACCTTGATGCTGAAGTTGAATTGACTTCTATTCTTTCTGAGCAAATCGCTCTTGAAATTGACCGTGAGATCCTTGCTGATCTTGTAAACGGTGCAACTGCTGGTAGATTCTACTGGTCTCGTTCACCCGGTCTTTTCGTTAACCGCCAAACTGGTGCTGAGCAAGGTGCTAGCTCTGCTGCTCCTGACTTCACCGGAACTGTTAGCGAATGGTATGAAACTCTTATTGAAACCATCAATGATGTTTCTGCTCAAATTCACAGAAAGACACTTCGTGGTGGAGCTAACTTTGTAGTTTGTTCTCCTGAAGTTGCTAACATTCTTGAGTTTACTGCTGGATTCCGTGCTAACGTTACTGCTGACGCTGATAAAGGCGACATCGGTGCTGTTAAGACTGGTTCTTTGAGCCGTAAATTCGACGTTATGGTTGATCCTTACTTCCCCCGTAATGTTGTTCTTGTCGGTCGTCGTGGTAACTCTTTCCTTGAAAGCGGTTATGTATATGCACCTTATGTGCCTCTACAAACCACACCTACCATCTTCGGTGTAGAGGACTTCGTTCCTCGTAAAGGAGTAATGACTCGTTACGCTAAGAAAATGGTTCGTCCTGATATGTACGGTATTGTTATCGTTCGTGGTCTCCTTGGTGAAGCTGGTGCAACTAGCTAAATCATAGAAACCTTATAGGTTAAACTAGACCCCCCTTCCTTTGTTGGTCGGGGGGTTTATTTTTTGTAAACTATTTACCTGTGAATGAGAATATCGTTCATCCATTGTTATCGGGCAGGCTTGACTTGCCTCCTATTATCGCTGAAATAAACCGATAAAGGAACATGATTATAAAAGGAGGGTTTTTAACATGGGAACAAAAAGAATAGGTCTCGCTAGAATCGAGGCCCTAATTGAAAATTTAAAAAGAGATTTGAATCTCGGAGATGGGGCAAAATTGAATGGAATTTCAATTGACCAAGACGTGCCTTTTGAATTACAAGGGCTGGCACACCCATGGACTCTAAATTTTGGAGGAGACCAAATCGCAGGTCTAGCCACAGCACCTACGACAGCAAACGTATTGACTGAGCCAATCGTAGCTTTAAAATGTTCTAGGGTTCTAGAAAATATAGCTTCGGCAACTGATGTTCCGTCAGCCGCCATCGCTGCTAAAGTATTTGGTGGAACCGGTGTTTTGGGAGTTGATGTCGCAATTGGAACCACCGGTACTCCCGGACAGACACCAATGGTTGATCAAAGAATTTCTAGACTAACTGGTAATGTTTCCGGAACTGTTGTGATGACAAATGCCGCTGATATGGCCGCTGAAGACACCGAGACTTTGATATTATTCACAGGAAATACATTCGCTTCAAGCGGTATTTTAAAGTTGGGCCTTCATGATGATCGAGCACTCGATGCAGAATCATGTGAGGTTTTTGTTACTGCTGACGGAACTGACGCTATGAGCCGTGTTACCGTGGCCGATGATGACGACACCCTGATCATTCTTACTGATACTGGTGACTGTACAATTCTCGCAGGTTCTTACTTGTACTTCCATTCTCACCATGCTACTGATGTAACAGCGGTTAAAGGCTGTATTCGCACAACTGGTGGAACTATTGCTGTGACTTTCGCTGCTTAAGAATAGTTAAGGTATTATATTTAAGCCCCCTTTCTTCGGATTGGGGGTTTTTTATTTGAAAATCCAAGATCCCAAAATTTATTTCCGGGCCAATTTTCAGATTTTAAACTAATTATACCGAACCATAGGAGTTAAAAATGGGAAACAGAAGAAGAAAGATGGTAAAAAGAAAATTTCAAGCATTGCCATGGAATAGGTACAACAGAACACGTAACACAGAAGAACTACCAGAGCAAAAGGTCAACAAGATCGTTGAAGATAATTCTGTCATGCTGGAGAAGATGAACAACGTCTCAAGTATTTGTGACAATCTTTTACAAACCTTTTATACAATGGCGGAAAACGACGAGATCGATTTTGAAGAAGAGGTTGAAGTCCACGTGCCAATGATTAAGGCAACACAGTTAGCTCCACAAACCAAGACCGCCCAACTAGCACCAGAGGTCAAAGAAAAGACAGTAAAATTACCCAACTTTAAGAGAATGACAAAGAAAAAGTTGATTGAATTTGCAAAAGCCAATGGCGTCAAAGTCTCTACTTTTATGAACAAGGCAAACATTATCAAAGCCATTGAAGCCAAACAATAGATATAAGACTATTTACATTGATTGGAGGTTTCATGAATGTCTTTACCAACCTTAACACCGACTTCAACAACTAGCGCTATTGTTTTACCAGAAACGGCTTCGTTTAACGGCTCAACTGCGGCTAACTCACACGTTTCTGATGCTTGTCCCATAGGATATTACACAGCTAGCGTCAATTTTGTCTCTGGGGCAGTTGCCCAAGTAGCTTACACTTATAAGAAACTTGGCGGAGATGTCTTAGACATTGAGTTGACCTCTGGTAGCGTTTTCGCGAACTACGAAGAGGCTGTCTTAGAATATTCTTATATTGTAAACCTACACCAGTCAAAAAATATACTAGGGTCTTCTCTTGGGTCTACCACTGGTTCTTTTAATCACAAAGGCGAAAGAACAGACAGTGGTACTAAAAATATCGAATTAAAATATCCTAAGTTTAGTTTTGAAACAGCATTTAGGGTATCAGATGCGTTTTCCACAGAGGCTACAGTCGGCGGGAACACACCAATTTACTCTGCTTCTTTCGATTCGGTGACCAACCAGCAAGAGTATGACTTACAGAGCATTGTGTCTGCCATCGATACAGGCGATTCTAACTCACCATTCTACGGAGAAGTGGGAAATAAACGAGTTTTTATACGTCAAGTATACTACGTGTCCCCTCGACAGATGTGGCGATTTTTCGGCTATTATGGCGGCCTAAACGTTACTGGTGATATGAGCACATATGGACAGTATGCTGACGATTCCTCGTTTCAAGTTATCCCAGCATGGCAGAACAAAATACAGGCCATGCAATACGAAGATCACCTGTATACCAGAACCAGTCATTACTCATACGAGATTGTCGATAATACTTTATTATTATATCCGGCTCCCACTTCGCAGTCACCAGACAAATTTTTCTTTAGGTTCTCTGTATCGCAGGACCCTTGGACGGATGATAAAGATATAGGCCAAGACGGTATCAATAATATGAACACCTTGCCATTCGAAAATATTGCTTATGAAAATATCAATTCGATCGGGAAACAGTGGATTCGACGATTCTCTTTGGCACTATCTAAGGAAACTCTTGGGCAAATTAGAGGCAAATTCGGTGGAGCGATCCCAATACCGGGAGACAATATCACCTTAAACGCTTCAGACTTGTTGTCACAAGCCCAAACAGAGCAAGAAAAACTTAGAGAAGAACTTAAGACACAGCTTGATGAAGTCACATATCCTAAGCTTATTGCTAGTGATAAGGAAGTATCTGACAATTCTAAAGCTATCTTGTCAGAAGTTCCACTAAAGATATTTGTAGGTTAATTGAATGTCAGATAACAAATGGAAAAAACCAGATCAACCACCCCCACCACTCTTTCTTGGTAAAAAAGAGAAGGACCTTGTTAAACAAATCAACGACGAAATCATCGAAAGAGTCGTTGGGCAACAAGTTCTTTATTTCGCCATTGATATAGACCACACGAACTATCATCCGCTGTATGGAGAGGCGATTGAGAAGACTTTTTTGCCACCGATAAGGGTTCATGCCCTCATCGAGTACCAAGGCATAGAAAGTACCTATATGGCCGGTATTGGAGTTGACAAACTGACCAAAATAAATGTCAAATTTCACAAAAGACGCTTGACCGAAGATCAAGACTTGTTTGTTAGGGAAGGGGACTTTGTTAGATACGGAGAAATCTTTTACGAAATTGTAAAACTTAATGAACCTAAGCTCCTCTTCGGGCAGCCCGAATCTAGGTTCGAGATACAAGCAGATTGCATAAGAGCAAGGGATGGGTTATTTAATGCCGATTAAACATGAACCATTTGAACCATCGTCTATAGAATCTATAGATACAGCGATGTTTAAATATATTGATGAAGAATTGAACCTTCACGCCAACACCAACAATGGCTATAATAAAGCTAAGGTTCTTTGGTTAGGCGCGGAAAGAGCATTTCAAATCAAAAACAATAAAGAACTAAGAGACTCTGCTGGTAAATTGATACTACCTCTTATAGTGGTAAGCAGGGATTCAATCTCTAAAGATCCTGCTTTTAAAGGCGCCTTTCAAGCTAACGTGTTTGAACACCCAGATTACAAAGGTGGAGCCATAACTGTCTCAAGAAGGATCAAACAAGATAAAACAAGAAACTTTGTTAACACAAAAAGAAACAGAGGGTCAAAGAATGGAGACGAGACAGGCAGAGTTACAAGTTCTAACATTGTTTACCAAGAGATTGTCATGCCTGCACCGGTTTATGTAGCTGTGATGTATACTATTACCCTTAGAACCGAATACCAGCAGCAAATGAACTCACTTGCTCAGCCTTTTATGACAAAAACCGGCAATATCAACAGTTTTATGCTTAAAAACGACAATTATCGCTATGAAGCCTTCATACAACCGGATTTTAGTGAAAGTAAAAATTTGGATAACCTAGGGGAGGAAGAAAGGATGTTCGAGACAAAGGTCCAGATTAGAGTACAAGGATATCTGGTCGGAGAGGGAGACAACAGAGAAAAGCCAAAGGTAACAATCAGAGAAAACCGAACAAAAGTGAGAATTTCTAGAGAAAGAGTTATTATTGGAGACAAAATTCCTTGGAAGGATAAAGACAGCGATTACAGAGATTAGTGTCATTAGCGTTATAAGATACTATTTACTTTGAGAAAGATTATAAGGAGATTTTTTTAATGCCTAGAAAATTTGATTTTGTATCGCCCGGTATTTCTATTGAAGAGATTGATGAGAGTATTATTGAGGCGCCAGTAACTGATGACGGTTTATTAATTATTGGAAGAGCAAAGGCTGGACCAGCCATGCAACCCACCAAGATTAAAAGTTTAAGAGACTTTGTTGCTGTTTTCGGCGACCCGATTAGTGGTAAAGGAACCGCTAACAATGATGTTTGGAGAGATGGGAATAACCAATCTCCGACATACGGAGCTTATGCAGCCCAAGCGTGGCTAGCATCAGAAACCTCACCAGTTACCTTTATAAGGCTGCTTGGTCAAGATGCAGATAACCAAGCCAGCGGATATATTAAGGCTGGTTGGAATCTGGATGGTGCCAATTTAACTGCCGATACCGGTACACATGCAACAAACGTTACCGCATACGGGTTATTTATTATGCCCTCAGCATCAGCCACAGTAAACGTAACTGGAACATTGGCTGCTGTTATTTATGCAACTGGTGCTGCTGTTACTCTTAGTGGTACAATGGCTGGCGGTCTAAAAAACACCATCAATTCCTCTGCCACTACATCCTCCGCTGGATGTATGATCGAGTCTATTTCAACAGGTGGCAAAGGAAACACCTTTACGCTTGAAATTAGAGATTCATACACCGAGTCTAGCGTTGTTGAGAAGCACGTATTTCATCTTGATCCTGATCAAAAAGATAATTATATTAGAAATGTATTGAACACTAACCCTCTTAAGACTTTTGCTACGAACTACGGCTCTGCGAATGCAAAGAAGTACTTTTTAGGTGAAACTTATGAAGAGGCAGTTCAGGCATTAGTTTCTGGCTCTACTGCTGGGGCTCAATACGGTGTAATCCTTCCATTGGTTAGTGGTTCTTCTAACATGGTAACACACCAAGAAGCAGCCACACCAGCCAAGTCTGGTTGGATTATTAACCGAGACCCAACACCACAATTGAATTCATCAGCTTTCGATGCCTCTCAATTAAAGAAGCTTTTCCGCGTGGTTTCTCTCCATGATGGAGAATGGTTCCAAGCGAATTATTATGTTACTATCGAAGATCTTAAGCTCGGTACTGTTACCAATCCCAATTCCTCTTTCACTCTTAGTGTTAGAAAGACTGGGCAAAATGGAGAACTTGTAGAGCAATTTTCAAATTGTAACTTAGACGAATCTTCTGATAGTTTTGTCGGAAAGAAAATTGGAGATATGAGTCAAACTTGGAATACTACCAACATGGTATTTGATATTTCTGGTGATTACATGAACCAATCTGACTATATTAGAATTGAAATGGGTGATGACTGGAAGTCTGGAATCGATGATTCATACATGCTTCCATGGGGCTTCTTTGGGCCAGTTAGACCTAAAGGGTTTACTATGTTAGAAGGCTCCACCGGAGTACAGGCTCTTCCTGCTGCCGGAGTAGATCCAGTAGATGCTGGTGTTGTTGCTACGGCACAAGTTACATATACTGGTGACCACGTCGATGATGGCGGAAAATTAATATTTAATCACCCTGACGGCTTCGCATACGAAGTTAGAGCGGCCGCTACTGCTAACTCTACTGCGTGGACATTAACATCAGGAGTCTACGTCTGGACTGTAGATACACAAGATAGTTCCGGAACTGGTAATAATCATACAAAGTATGCAGATAAAGTTGCTGAAGCTCTTAATTTAATGGAAGGCTATACTGCCGCAGATAGTGGGGGTGTTGTAACAATTATTGCTGTTGGGCCCGGGGCTCATTATACATTTACAATGAGTGAGAGTGGTGACGATTCGACCCATCAGGCACTTGGATCTGTAACTGCTGGTACAGACACATCAAACTTGGCCCATGTATATGTTAAAGGTAATAACAACGTTATTCATTCTGGTGGTGATGCAGCACAATTTGCAAAGATGCCAACCATAATGTCAGCATCGATTCACTTCCCAAGGCTAAAGCTTACTGAAGAAAGCACCAATAAGGCGTCAGCAAATTATAAAAACACTGACATGTTTGGTGTAAGGCACAAATTTGCTTCTAAGAATGAAAAGGGTGTTGCACCTAAGAGAGATTATCTTGATCTTACAAGATTTCAAGGTGGCTCTATGGACGTCCACACAACAGCAAATGCTACAGAATATAGTTTTGTATTCTCAATGGACGAAATAGCTAGAGACGCAAACGGTCTATACTATTGGGCTTCTGGCTCTCACACAATCGCTATTGGCACTCAAACACGAGCAGTCACAGCAGGGTCCGGATCTCAACAACTAATCGATGACAAGGTTCGTCAATTTGCTGTACCAATGTTTGGTGGATTTGACGGAGTTGATATCACGAAAGCTGATCCATTCTCAAGCGCTGTTGCCCTTGCATCTAAAGCAGAATCAACATCTTATGCTTATAATAGTGTATCAAGAGCAATTGATATGTGTAACACCGCAGAATCAGTTAAATATGATGTGATCTCAATACCGGGCTTAACTAACGAAAGCTTGACTAACGATCTAATCAGAATGGTTGAAGAACGCGCTGATGCTTTGGCGATCATCGATCTTGATGATGGTTATCTTGAGACATATGAGAACAATGGAACAAGAACTGGTGGTACTCTCGCTTCAGTTAAATCTAATTCTGACAGTAGAGATTATAATACAAGTTATGCTGCTACATACTTCCCAAGAGTAAGAATGAGAGATTCTCTTTCTGGAAATGGCGATATGGTTATCGCTCCTGCTTCTGTAGCCGCGATTGGAGCCTTGGCATTCTCAGACTCAGATACTGGTGCTCCATGGTTCGCCCCTGCTGGATTTAACAGAGGTGGACTGTCACAACTTGGTGGACCTCAAGGTCCAAAAGTTATTGGAGCTTTTAAGCAGCTTTCAAAATCTAACCGAGACGAACTTTACCAAAGAAACATTAACCCTGTTGCTCGATTCCCTGCAATCGGTGAGACCGTTATTTTCGGTCAAAAAACTCTTCAACAAACCAAATCTGCACTTGATAGAATTAACGTTCGCAGATTGATGATCTTCCTTAAGAAGAGAGTCGGAAGAGTAGCTGAAACTGTATTGTTTGACCAAAATGTTCAAGCAACATGGTCACGCTTCAAAGCTGGTGCTGACTTGATCCTTAGAGACGCTCAGTCCAGATTGGGAATTACAGAATATCAGCTTGTTTTGGATGAAACAACCACAACAGCAGATTTGGTTGATCAAAACATTTTGTATGCTAAAGTGTTTATCAAGCCTGCTAGGGCAATCGAATTCATCGCTATCGACTTTATTGTAACGAGAAGCGGAATTGAATTTTAGTAACAGCCAACTAATTATATAAGATTTATAGGAGTATTATAAAATGGCATTTTGGAGTAGCGCAGACGTAGAACCAAAGAGAAATTATAGATGGAAGGTCATCTTAGATGGTTTCGGTGGAAACAACATTCTTTGGTGGGCGAAGACCGTAACGGTTCCATCATATGATGTTTCCGAAGTCGAACACAATTTTTTTGATAATAAATATTATTATCCCGGACGTGTAAGTTGGTCAGAGGTCACTTTGACTCTTGTTGATCCTATCTCACCGGATGCTGTTCAGTTGACAAACAAATTGTTAATTGATTCAGGTTATAATATCCCTATGAATGGCAATGGCGCGAGTGCAAATCAAAAGGCTACGATATCTAAGGCTAAAGCCACTAATGCTGGTTTTAAAAGTATGTCAATTCATGTTGTAAACGCGGACGGTCAGGATATAGAAGTTTGGTATCTCAGGAACCCGTTTCTTAAATCAGCTAAATATGGCGATTTGGATTACTCAAGTGACGATCTTAGAACTGTAGAAATGGCAATCCGTTATGATTGGGCAGAGTGCGAAATAGGCGGAGCCAGTGGGACCCCAGAAAGACAGTTCAAACGGGTATAGATTAATAGGAGTTTAAATGACCTTTTGGAGTGCTTCCGATTTAGAACCAACACGAAAACATCGCTTCCTCGTTGAACTTGGCGGTGTCGTCTTGTGGTGGGCAAAATCAGTTACCAAACCAAGCTTTGATATCTCCACGAACAGATACACTGCTATTAATCACTCAATTGAGTATCCGGGAATACTTACTTGGAATGATGTAACTCTCACGATTGTTGATGTTGGCAAAAAAACTAAAGAATTGTATGATAAACTCGAAGATATGGGGTATAGTGCCCCCGGCTCGACAACAGGCGGATTTGGCGGAATCAAAAAAGGCGATAAAAGCGATTTAAAGATTTATCAAATGGATGCTAGCGGAAAAACTATTGAAGAGTGGATTTTAAACAATGTTACAATAAAGACTGTTAATTTTGGAGATCTCAGCTACAGTGATGATGAACTGGTTGAGATGTCAATGACTATTGCCTATGATTGGGCAGAATTTAAATAATTTAAAAGAGGTGAAAATTGTCAAGAAATAATATGGATAGAACTGGGGCGCCACCTGCCGATGCCCCAATAATGCAACAGGCAGAAAGTGGCTTCAACCCTTTGAGCTTTGTAGCTCCAACGGAAATGGTTGATTTACCATCAAAAGGAAAGGGATACCCTGCAAACCATCCACTGCACAATAAAGAAACAGTGGAAATCAAGTTTATGACCGCTAAGGAAGAAGACATTTTAGCGTCCCAGAGTTTGATCAAAAAGGGTATTGTTATCGAGCGATTTATTGAAAGTATTTTGCTTGATAAGAATATTAAGCCGAAAGATGTGCTTACTGGTGATCGAAACGCTGTTATCATCGCCGCTCGTATCTCTGGATACGGCTCTGATTACGAGACAAAGGTAAATTGCCCCTCTTGTCAGAAAAGCAGCAAGTTTGAATTTGACTTAAACGATCAAAAAATACATCAAACGGAGGTTAGCGAAGATCTAAATCTGACCCATGCTGAAGATGGATTATTTCAAACCTTAATGCCCTTTTCAAAGTTTAAAATTAAATTTAAACTCCTTAAAGGAGAAGACGAAATGTATCTTGCTAAACTTATGAATAATAAGAGAAAAGGCAAACTACAAGAATCCGTTCTCACTGATCAAATGAAACGACTGATCGTTGAGATTGAAGGTCACTCAGACCGCAACATCGTTAACAAGTATGTTGACAATATGCCAACATTAGACTCAAGGCACTTGAGAGTTTGTTATAAACTCGCCAACCCTGATGTCAAGGTTGCGAATCAGTTCACATGTCCTTCGTGTGGTTTCGAAGAAGGAATGGAGGTTCCGTTTGGCGCGGATTTTTTTTGGCCTGACCGATAAATACCAAAAATCCGTTTACGAACAATTCTTTATTTTAAAGCACTTCGGTGGCTGGTCATTCATTGAGATGTATAACCTCCCGATTGGACTAAGAAACTGGTTCACAGAAAGACTACAGAAGCACTTTAAGGAAGAAAAGGAACAGATGGACAAATCAATGAAGAAAAGATAAGAGTGCCCTCGAATGAGGGCATTTTTTTATTTAAACTATTTATGTTTGATAGAGGGATTATATAATGGCAATATCTGCTGCGGAACTGCTAAAAGCAATAGAAGAATTAAAAATAAACGACCCCAGTGGTTATAAAAAGCTCCAAAAAGCTTTTGGGGGTGATTCGTCAAATGTATTAAATACGGCAGGCCTTGACTCCAAACAGACCCAGCAAATGATAAAAGATGCTATGGCGTTGGCTGACCAAGAAGAGAGATTAGCAAGACTTTATAACGATTCAGCAGCCGCGAGAAAAGCAGCCCATGATAAATATATGACCTATAGCAAATTAGAAGAAGAAGCTTACCAAGATAACGAGGGAAATATCAAGCGAATCTCAGAACAATTGGGAATGAGCGCAGACGCAGCAAGCAAACTTGGGGGCGAACAAAAGAAAGCGGCTACGATAAGAGCCCTTGCAGCCGAAAGAGGTATTGAGATTACAGAGCAAGAGCTTGATAGAATGAAAGCCCTGTCAGATCAATACAGGACCCTTGGGCCACTACACGAGAAAGGACTGGCAGCAGGTAAAAAGCACTTTGGTGCCCTTGGAAGAATGATGGGAGTATCCACAAACGGATATGCAAATTCCATTTTTGGAAAAATGGCAGAAATAGGGGCGATCGCTTCTACTCCGAAAGGAATGCAGGGTCTGGTTGAAGCATTTAGAGCAACGATTAATGTCGCAAACGCAGCCGCTGCCATATTCTCCAAAATGATTTCCAATACGACGCTGTTTTTTACTGAAATAGATAATGCTGCATCAAGCTTGGCAGCGTACACAGGTAACGGAGATCGAGCAACAGAAAGCATAGGTAGACTTTCCGCTGCAAACAGGATAAACGGAATCTCAACAGCCCAAGTGGGAAAAGCCATCCAAGGCTTGACTGATAACTTTGGCGGCTTCATGACGATGGGTGCGAAGACCAAAGACGTCATGATTCAATCAGCCGCCCAGTTGGCTAAAATAGGTGTTTCTGCACAAGATTCAGGACAGTTGATGAGCTTTTTCGCAAAAGGTATGGGCCACTCTGCTGAAAAGTCAGCCCAGTTAACTAAGAACGTTGCCATGATGGGAAAACAAATGGGAATAAATGCTAGTAAGTTTGCCAAGGGCCTTAACGCCTCTTTACAAACCCTAGCAGTTTACGGAGACAAATCAGTTGAAGTTTTTTCTGGTTTAGCCGCTGCTGCTGCCACTGCT